CGAGAGGGCAACTGGGGGGCGGAAACCCGGGGTGCCTGCCGCCGTATGCAGTCGGCCGTGGCTTGTGCCGAATCCCAAATGCCGGTGTTATCTGTATTGCGAGCGACATACGGCGAAAAATGGACGGCTGCATATCTGGTACTTTGGATCGTCAATGTACAGGAGTTTTTCAATATTTCAGCCAAGATGAACGACGCACAGGTAACGGAAACGGCCTACATGATTTTGGACGATTTCTGGGCGTTGAACCTTGCCGATGTAAACCTGGTATTTACCAATGCCAAACGAGGGCAATACGGACAACTGTACGGACGAATAGACGGATCGATCATATACGGTTGGTTTCAGACATATTTCGAGGATCGATGCAATGCCTGCGAGAACCGTACGATACGGCAAGCCGAGGCTATGGGCAGCGATCACCCGGTAACAGACGCCAAAGCTGCGGAGTTTATCAAATCGCTTATCAACAAAAAAGCGGAAAAGATTGCAAAATAGACGGAATCATCGAATTGAATTTAATAGATTAACGAAAATGAAAAAATACACACAAGCGGATTTCAACGCCTTCGAGGTGATCGACGGAAACGGGGATAACCGATGATCTCTTATGACCCACGCATCACTATTCAGTGGGATCGGAGGGTTCGACCTCGCCGCCGAGTGGGCTGGCTGGACGAACGCTTTCAACTGCGAGATCGATCCTTTTTGCCGAACCATACTCAAATACCACTTTCCCAATGCAAAGCAATACGAAGACATACGAACAGCAGATTTTACCATTTGGAAAGACCGTATCGACGTGCTTACCGGTGGATTCCCGTGCCAGCCGTTCAGCCTCGCAGGAAAGCGACAAGGAACAGAGGATGATCGCTACCTGTGGCCCGCAATGCTCGACGTTATTCGGACTGTTCGACCGCGCTGGGTCGTTGGCGAGAACGTTTACGGAATCGTTAATTGGTCGGAAGGGTTGGTCTTCGAACAGGTGTGCGCTGACCTGGAGGCGGCAGGATACGAGGTGCAGCCGTACATTATTCCGGCTTGCGGTGTCGGCGCTCCCCACCGTCGGGACAGATGCTGGTTTGTCGCCCACCGTGCAGACGCAGGGACTGAAACGATGCGTGAACGGTCGAACGGAGTTCATGCCGACAGTATTGCTTCCGACACCCCATGCCTCGGACGCATCACGCGGAGGTCAAAAAGTAACCGGACTATACAAAACGAGAAAATCGGGTCTAACATATATGTCCTTGTTGAACGATCTGGCAGTAAGCGGACTTTTACCGACCCCGACAGCGAACGATGCGAAGAATGTAACGCTTCCGGCCAGTCTGGGCATACGCAAGGGCGGACTACCCAAGAAGGCGATGCAAAACGACGAATACCGGACTGGAACGGGTTCCCGACTCAACCCCCTGTATGTGGCGGAGATGATGGGTTTCCCGGCGAATTGGTTGGTATCGCCTTTCCTCGGTGGCGCCGGGAAGCCGTCAAAGCCTGCGGAAACGCCATAGTCCCGCAGGTGGCATTGCAGATTTTTGAAACGATAAACGAATACGAAAGGAAATGAAAAAACACTTACTTACAAGTTTTCTTATTGGAACACTGACAATTGTTTTACGTGGTATTATATACGGGGCCCCCTATCGCTCGATTGTATGGGGCGTAATATTGGTTATTCTTACTATCTCCGTCATTGCAATTGGGATAGCGACAACCGGAATCTACGATTTGTTGAAGCAGGGGATGAATATCGACACACTGTATATCAATGGCGGAATCCGCTTTTTCGACAAAAGCAAGGCCGACAACCCCGATATTGAGGAGATTCAAAACGATCGGAGGAAATGAAAAAAGTAATGTTCAACGATCTTTACGAGTAGTTTACGAATTTGAATTGGTGAAACAGCAAGATTCGCTGCCGAACATTGCAAAACTTTCAAACATTTTGAAATATGAGAGAAATTAAATTCCGGGGCAAGCGCCTCGACAACGGGGAATGGATCGAGGGCGACCTTCTTCGAATGAACGGCCATTGGTTTATCTTCCTCGATCCTGCGCCGGAAGGGATTGATAAATACGCGGTCGATCCTGCCACCGTCGGCGAGTTCACGGGGCTGAAAGACAAGAACGGTAAGGAGATTTACGAGGGGGATGTGATGGAAATACCCGAAACTGATTTCAACGCAGAGATAATTGGCCGGGTTCTCTTTGAGGAAGATGCGTATTATATCATACCCTTACGCGGTGGCCATCTTTGGGGGCTGCACTGGTCACTCCGGAAACATGATGCGAAGATCATCGGCAACATCCACGACAACCCCAAATTTCTGAAAGGAGGTGAGCAATGAAAGGCGAAGTGTTTGGAGTTGCGCTTTTTGGAGCGCCGTACTTGTATCAAAGCGGCGATCCTTATTTCCATATGAAAATGAATGCGCTTGGATTACGACGAGGCTCCCCTTTGATTTGCGGGCTTCGGCATAAGGCGATATTGGCGAATAACTATGAATATTGGCTGTGCGACTATGACAAAGAGGATGATTTTTGTCGTAGATTCGGGATAACCCCTACTCATACAGTGGAAGATTTTGTGGAAACGATTAAGGCATTGAAAAAGGAGTATGAAAAGTAAAAAGGCCCAGGAGTTTATTGACAGGGCTATGAAACATATTGTAGCCGATTTGTCTGACCACGGCAAATGGCAACTTCGAACGGCAATGACTACTACAGCCGAACTCGCCGAGCAGGAAGCCGAGGAAAGAATGTGGAATAAAGCTATCGAAGCATTTTGCAAGGATTGTCCAATTTACTCAATACAAACAAGTAATGGGGGAAATTGCCCCGATTGTAGTGCATTAAACGCATTCAAACAAAGACTGAACGAGGAATGAAATTCACAACCCCTTGCTTTGTCCGCGTCGAGGATGCGGAGAAGCGAAAAGATGTGATCGAGTGGTGTATGCATATTGGCTATGAATATATTTATCCCCCACAAGAAGAGAGATTAGGCGATAAGGTAATATGTGACACTTATTGTGTCGGCGTGGCTCATGACGCACAAACATTCACCGCCTTGAATTGCATAGACTGCGGCACCAACATCGAGCTGTTCAGGGCGCTGGCGGCGATGAACAACGAGAACGATCAGGAGCAATGGTACTCATATACGGAATATCCGACTAATGAGAGTAAAAATGGGGTTAGACGGCTTATTTTTAACGAACATACGCGATTCGATTCTTTTGTAGATGTACCATCAGGTTATTACCGCAAGGCTACAGTCGAGGAGATCGTCGAATATTTCAAAAACAATGAGAAATGAAAACAATTGAGGAAAGAATACAAGAATATGTGGCCAATGCCTGGGTCGAACTTGATCAATTCAATGAAGACCATGTAACTTTTGAAAATATCGTTACATCCGCCTGTGTTGTTGGCGCTAATTTCGAATATGAGGAATTGACCCGCTGGCGTGATCCGAAAGAGGAGCTGCCGCAAAATGGACAACTCGTGTTGTGTAAAACCTCTGATAAGAAACTTCCATTTGTCACTGTTAAATATGACCGTTCTGAATGGTGGATATATGTGTATCCCGGATGGGCTGGTATTGGTCATAAGATTATCGGCTGGCGGCCGATTCACGAAAATGAGTAAGATGCTCTGTGCATTTTGACTAACCAAGAATATCTATGAACACGAAACTCAAATCAGACTACGAAAAAGCCTGCAACGCCTATTTGCAGGCTTTTTGCGAGAAACACGGCTATGATTATGAGGATGCTACGCGGAGCTGGGTCGGCGGCGATGTCGGCGGGATCACCGAATGCGCGGACTATATAGTTGGGATGGATGACATCATCACCGACATAGACCGGGACGCTCCGGAAGATGAGTTTGTAAAGTATTACGATTACTGTCTGCGGGTGGGGAGTATCGCCTGCGGCAAGATCAGTACTCCCAATTACCGCAGCTGGCTCTCGGGGTGTCCACGCATGAGTGAAGAACAGATCACCCGGCTGGAGGAGTTGCAGCGGGACATACGCAAGGCGGAAGAGATTCTGGAAAATGAAATCGAACGGACAGGCAACCTGTTTTGAATTACTACGGATAAACCTATCTTTGTTTCATAATAACCATCAATTTATGAGTGAAATTATCAATATTGTCCTGCGATTAGACAAAATTCCACGCGATAGAATCAGGGAAGTTGCGCGTCAGGACGGCAAGGTGGGAATGGTTGTTAATTTGTCGGTCATTGCCGTCAAAGGAGGCGTAGATCAGTATGGGAACAGCCATTTTGTCGTTGTTCGTAAAACTAAAGAAGAGTTCGACGCAAAAGCGCCCACCATCTTCTGCGGCAGTGGGCGGAGGGCCAAACTGAAATCAGAAGCCCCGTCCACCGGACACGCCAGCGCAATAAATGAAGATGATTACCCGTATTAAATATAACGAAATATGACCGAGGAATTACAAAAATTGCTCTGCACGCTTGAAATTGTCAAAACCAACGTCAAAGGGCGCCACTGGACACTGAAAGGAGAGAAATTCCGCTCGTGGCATTTGCAGTTCGATCAAATATACGATGTTTTGAAAGAGGCAAGCGATACGGTCGGGGAATTGATTGTACAGGCTGGGGATGTCCCCTTTCATGCGCCCTCACAGTTTCTGCGGCATTCGATGTGCGAGGAGCAGTTAAGCGTTGTGGACTGGCGGAATATGGTAGCGGACACGGACCGTGAACTGGGTGAGATCATCCGATTCATCAACGACACCGTGCGGGCCGGTATTTATGATCCCTCCGTAGAGAACGATTTAACGGCTATTTCTTCAAGACTGAAACACGAGCGGATGTTTTGCTCGCAAACATTGGAATAGACTATGAAACGAATTATTTTTACCCTTTTTGCCGTATTTGCGGCCACAGCGCTTTGCTGCGCTCAAAATCCGAATGAGACGCGCGTTGTCAAAGACGCTTCCGGACGCGTGAAGTACACCGTCCACAAAACAGGGGATCGGGAAATAATCAAGGATTCGAAGGGAAAGGTCGCAGGCACGACACGCGAAACAAAGGATCGTAAATATTACTATAATTCGAATGGCTCGTCGGCAGGTACAGAAACCAAACGGGAACCGACAAGCAGACAACGGGAAAGACATAATACAGCAAGTTCTAAATCGAACGACCGGAAGTGATTGGGTTCGGGAGTACCGCTTCCATCCCAAAAGGTTGTGGCGATTCGACTATGCGTGTCCGCAGCATAAGGTTGCAGTGGAGATCGAAGGCAATATCTTCGCTTTCGGGCGTCATAACAGACCTCTGGGAATGGTCAAAGACATGGAGAAGTATAATTCGGCTACATCATTGGGCTGGAGTGTCCTGCGGTTTACGCCTCCGACAACCAGAGAGGAGTTGTCGCGCTTCGGAACCACAGACTGTATGGATTTAATCGCAGATGTGCTGAAACAAAAAGAGGGGTATTAAACCCCTCTTTTTTTCATACCCCAATAATCGTATCGTGCATTTCTATACCGGGAGTATTGGACGTTGTAGGTGGTTTTGCAAAATGAAATAAGGCCTTGACAATTCCATTCGAACCTATTTGGACTTTGAACAAATAATTGGAGGCGGATGTAAATATCGATGACATATAACCCTGCGGATAATTACGCTGAATCATTGCAAGAAACTCCGTCGCTCCCGAACCTACTATAGACCCAAGCACCATAGAAGCATTATTTGTTGGGGCAACAGCTGTGGGGCTGGAATATTTTATATGCCAAATATTACTGTGAGATTCCTTATATACGGTTAATTTGCCGTCAAGGAACGTATATGATGAGAAAGACGGGGCTGCATGGGATATTCGACTAACGACATCTGACCCTAATTTACTGAATGCAACTGATTTGTCTGCAATATTATCTCCTTTTACGACCTTATTGCCCAGCATCGTATTCGTGATGAAGCCCGCCGGTATGGTGAGGCCCTCGGATGTCGGGGTGAAAGTTTTCCAGATGGCAATGTTGGCAGCGGTAAAAGCTCCCACAGTGGTGCCGGATGCGCCCGCACTGGCAGATACGGTGAGTTCGCAAGTGGTATAGGCATAAAAATCCGTCCCTTCTTTCGTCGTTCGAAGCGTTGTATTTGTCTTTGTTGCGATGAGATAACCCCCAAGTGTCAGGTTGTTATCAGTGCGGAACCCGTATATGTCACCCCTGTAATAGATATATCCGGGCGTTACCTGATTACTGCCAACCGTATCGAATCCAGACAGAATGGCGATGTCTTTTACAATGCTGCTTGTGGAAGTATTATACGAATTATGCCGGGTAGTAACCTTCGCCAATGTCTGAATCAAAGATGCAAACTTTGTAAGGTCAGAAATATACACGGGATTACCCCCAGAAGGTGCAGATGTAAAATATTCAAAAACAGCCATATTATATTGTTTTTAGTTTCACTTCGATACCATATAGTAACATCGCGTTCAAATCGGCTATGAAATCATCATAATCATTGCTGTCCGCCAGTTCTTTGGGAATAATAACAGTCGTGGAGTTACCGGACAAAGACCCCTCCGTATAAAAATAAGTCGGGGTATTAGCAGTTTCTGTTGCCTTATTCTCGGCTTCGATACTGACGTTACAGAATCCCGCTTTGCCGGCATCTCCCCGATAGTAAATACATATCGCTCCGTCATTGTATTTGTATGAATGCGACAATCTTATCCAACGTCCAGCTTGCTCGACAGGAACATTTACAAATTCATTCTCATTTCCCAAATTTATTTTCGTCGGTGCCGTATCGCAAAATACGTCGGCTGATACTGTCAGGAAATCTCCAGATACGACTCCCGTTTTTGCCCTAAAATCGGCGCCGGTCCAATATATACCGTACCCTTTATTGGCGGTTACTGTCATACATTCCCTTCCTTCGTATTCTTCGAAAACGCAAGTACCGTTCGAATGCCATTGGTCGTACTTGGGAAAGTGAGCCAATGTTGGGTCCTTCATCAGGTTATCATTATAAGAGTATATATATACAGGAACAGCCTCCTCCTCTCCGGCAGTATAAAAATAGATCATATTCGCACTATTAACCTGGATGCTTATTTGTCCGTATTGCCCGTAATATTTATTCAGTATAGCCAAAACTTGTGCCTGTCCATATTGACAAGCTGCTATCGCGTATGATTTGCGGCGGCTTCTGTCCCAGCTTTCCAAAGCAGGTGATAGAGGGAATAATAAACTTAACACGAAGCGGTACAAGGTATTCAGACGTGGCGGTTGATAAACTTTACTTCCGTCCGTAAGGCTAATCTCGTAGAGATACATGGAAACACCTTTGCCGACATACATGTATATCTTCTGTACCACACGCGAAGCATCGATGGTGTGGACCACTTCATATACTCCTTCCGTTCCCGCCGGAGGAGCGGAAAGCACTTCTTTGGTGCCGTCTTCGTATGCGATACGGAACGTAATTTCGGCACCCTGCTTGATCCGGGCTTTGAAGACGTACGGAGTATTCGGCTTGTATTTTATCTGCCCGCCGAAACAGTCGGGGACCGTCGGAACCTGGGAGGCGTTAGTTGCGGCAAGCCCGGCTTGTAGAAGTTTGCCCCAATTGACATACAAATATGTTCCGTCCGCGTCCGCCCCCGAAGTTACGACATCCGTAACGCCCTCTTTCGCGCTATTCCACTCCCAGATATATTCTCGGGAAACCAGATTGACAGTTTCCATACTTCCGGAAGTAAGGGCATAATTAGGCCGTAAAAGTTGATATGCAAGCTTCGGTATGTCTATGGCTCGTAACATCACACTGCAGATATATAGATGTCGTTTTTTCCCGTTGGCTCTACCGGATTAACACTTTGCATCTCCACCAATTCACGGGCAAAGTTGAAATATCCTGCTGGAATGGTTATTTGACCATTGACAGGAGTAATCGGATCTTCCTCACTTGAATCCGTAACGGATATATTATTGAAATAGGCATCACGAACACCCGGAGCGCTTTTTATTGCAGATTCTATATCGTTTACATACAGTGGATCGTCACCACGTAAATCTGCTTGAAAAGACAAAAAAACGTCTTTGATCTGTTGGGTGATAACCGATAAAGAATATTCTTTGGAATAACGGATGTAGAGGGAAGTGCAGTTCAGAACTGCTGGTTCTGCACTGGTAATCTGCATCTGAAACCCCAATGGGAGAAAGCTGTTCATATAATCCGAAAAAGACTGTAACTCGCCTGCAAGCAACGGCGTAATATAACCGTCATTGTCGATCTTCGCTACCTTCATGACAATCAGGCCATTGTCCGTGGACGAGATGGCCAACTGTTTGATGATCTGCTGATCCGGATTTATTGTCGCATATCCATATCGATATGTTTGGGAATCGACGATGGTCAGGGACGCCCCATATTGGAAGGCAAGAGCCGTATCGATATAATATTGACGTCCCATTACCTTTAAGGAACGGGCAGACGATTCGACCGTTTGTTCTGAATTGCTGATCTCCAACTTGACAATATTTAAGACCGACGCAACCGTTGATATAATTCGATTCACAATGGACGAGGAACTCGTATTATTCAGGATCGGCACCAGTATTTTAATATTCGTGCGTATATCGTCGTAAAAACTCATCAGTCACTAACAGTTAATATTTGATTATCTTGTGTTTGGAAATAGCTCCCTTCCGCCGTAATAAAATTAGGGGCCAAAGCCGAGGATATTTCGTCAAATAACGCATTGAGATCAGCATCAGGAATCGAAACACTGTTTAGCGGGTGTTCCTCCATTACCTCCGTTGCGGCATTGTTACGAACGATGTCCGATACGGTCAGCCGCTGCCCGGCATACAGCGTTGGTGTATAGCTGTCCAAGCCGTTAAGGTCCAGATTCTCATCCAACGCATACAGGGAGCCGTTCGCATTGATACATACGTCGTAAATCGTTTCTCCGCCTTTAACCACGTAATCCATTCCTATTCTCCTGCATATTTGGCCCCTATTTCGAAATCGTACAACCCTTCACTATTTCGGGAATACAGGATGGAAATCTGGGATGCGCCATCTTCCCTGATCTGCGATTTGGCCCGGGTGACAATGCGCTGTACCTCCCCGTCGGTGATATTATAAGCCCTTTCTTCCATCGCTGTTCCGTATTGGGACTGGAATATATTCACGCAGGATTTGATGAAAAGCAGTTGGGCGTTTTGCTGGCTGCATGTCGAAGCGACCGCAAAATCCCCTCCGTCGTCACCCTGTACTACGGCAACGTCATTCCTGACAAAATCCCATCGAATATCCTGCATACGCTACAAATATAGGTTTACCTTACGAAGCCGATACATAAGTCTGCCCCGCCTGCGAGATTTTAACTATCACCGTACCGGAAGCCGGATTCCCGCCGGAAGTTCCGGAAACGGTGATTTGAACCTTGTCCCCCTCCAGCACCGCAGGCTGCCCGTCGATCCTCACTTCCTGCGCCGAACCGGTTATCACTCCTGTTCCCGCGCCGTTCCCATCCGTTACGGCCGTGGCATTCGTGACAGTGATTGTCAGCGAACCCCGGTAACAGGCTTTACCATCCGCCTTCGTCGTCGTGCTCGGAGAAGTAGCAATCTGCGCCGTCGCCGCCGGGGTACACTCCAGCGTACACCCTTGAACAGCAATATACTTTCCCATCAGGTTATCGTTAAATGGCCGTTGTTTATATTCACTTCAGAGCCAGATATAATCACACTATTCGATCCTTGTTGCAGAGTTAGCTGGCTATCTGCCACTCCGATTCGTGTCTGTAATTGACCGTTCCGAAACAAAGATAGATTAGCCGCAATCCGATTAAGATTGAATCTGGTATAGTTGTTCTCATCTTGGGCACGGAATACTGTGACAGATCCGGTATTTGCCACTATGTAATCGACGGCCGGATCGCTGTCGAAGTCGAATTGTAGGCGTAATTCTTCTACCTCCGTCATCGCCACGACAAATGACAGTTCCGGCCGGTCTTCGACAAAACCCACGATAACGACCGATCCGACTTTGGGGTATAATAGAGCGTTAGCATTACCGCCCTGTATGGGCGCGAGGCTTATGTCCGGTAAAGTAACCTCGCTGTCGATGCTAACGCTCATAGTGTTCGTTTCCGTGTCCACTTCTTTGACCGTGCCATACACAAAAGCCACAGTCTTACTTCTGCCTATCAGGTTACGCAAATCGCGCCCCAATGAAGCCATCATCCTGTTGAATTTCTCCTGTCCCATATCACTATTGTCCCGTAAATACGAGGGTTTTATCAGTTACTGTCAGCACCTGGTGAAATCCGTTTTCATCGCACCGGTAAGAGTGCCCTATCACATAATATCCCCCCGACAGATCATCGAAGAGGGTATCTTTGTATTGTACATAGTCGAAAAGCCGAACCGTCGGATATAGCATCGTCGTAATGGTACCCTTGTTGCTGTTGGTACGCAGGCCCGACAATGCGGCATCTCCTACTTGCTTGGCGATCTCCCCGTCCCGGCATTTGATATACGGCAGCGACACCACCTCTCCGTTATCCGCTCCCGTTTCGTATTCGTAGAGCTTCCCGCCGCTGATGTATTTAACCACCACGCGATACTTGTCGAAAAAGCCGTTATTGATGCTGATGTCCCGATCTATGACATTGACCGAAGTATCGAGCTGCACCGTTTCTTTGGCGTTCTCCGTAATACCTACACCGCAATACAGCCTGCCGTCGGTATCTACACGAGAGTAGAGATTATACATCCCCATAACTCGCTCCAGTGCGAAAAACGGCGATATGCCTTTCCAAGTAGAAAGAACGAAGCTGCCTTCCATAGACTTGTCATCGACGGTAAGCCGGTTCCAGTCATCCGCCAGCTTCATGCTGTCCCGGTACTCCTGAAATTTAGGGTTGGCGACCTCGATGATTTCCTGCATCATTGTCTTTACGGCGGTTTCCTGCGTCCAGCTTTTGGCGATTGTACCAAAACGCAGGACAAAAGCGCCGTCTTCGCACTGTATCTGCGTCGGAAAACCGCATACTACATTTTTCACGAAGCCGTCGAAAGCGACGATCTCCGGCATTTCGTAGCCGTTGAATCCACAGATGTAACGCAGTTTTACAACTACGTGCGCTCCCATTATAATTTGGGCATCCTGTTGGTCTATACGGATGTATGATTTGACGTTTTTACCGATCGCATCCCCCGATGACTTCTCTTTGAGAATCGTATAAAACGGCATACGGATATTGGCGGTACCGAATATGTTGTCCCGCGAATCCTCCGTAGTGAACGAAGTAAAGGGCCCTATGGAGCGCCCTTCGATGAAAACTTCATTCTTGCAGATAAAGTAATTGCCGACAATCTTGCCGCTCATAACTTATACGTTGGTTTTAGCCGTCGGTGGTTCCGCCTGCGCTCCGTCGCTGTTTTCGACATACAACAGGGCGTAATCCGTATTCACCTCCAACAGATCGAGGCTTACCTCCCACACCGTGGAACCTCGCTCCGGGGTGACGGAATAACTCTCCAATACGACATTGAAGATATTAAACTTGTCATTGAGAATCGGGTTCTCAATTTCAAATACCCGATCTTCAGCCTTGATCTGCCGGAATAATTCAGCCAACTCTGCGGCAATACCATACCCTATTTTCTTATTGATGACAACATCCGACGATAGCTTATAAGGATTCAGCAAATCGACAGAGTTCGGTTTGGATTCCAGCTTGAACGAAATATTAACGCTTGTCGGTTCGTTGGCAATCCGTTCGAAAATCGTAGGTCCATCGACAAGCTGCGAACGGCTTATCAGCTTACTCCCCTGTATGGAAATATCGAATCCGACAGGCATCAGATACTCGTCGAAAGCGATATAATAATCAGTTGTCGGTTCCGTCCGATCTAATTCTTCGGATGTAAAAATAGGCCTATTGAGTGTCGAGCGGTCGAAGCGCGATTTGGCGACCTGATTCAACAGCTCTTCCGGTGTCGGCTTTCCGGTTCTCTGACTTCCTCCATTGGTAAATACCTGCCGCCATACTCCCGTTTCGGCAAGGACGAGTTTCGCAGCAGACAGCCCGCTGTTAATGGCATCGGCAACAGGCCCCGTAATGCCGCCGATAGCTCTCCCCGGTGTGGAAAAGACCTCTTTCGCTGAATTTATAACGCGGTCGATCTTACTCTCGGTACTGGTTTCATTTGCTATCTTTGCCATATTACGTTACACTGGTTGCGTTGTTCAATGCGATCGTCAATCCCCGCACTACTACCTCCTCGATCTTGGGTTCCAGCTTGCGGCCCAGCTCCTCGATGTTCTCCACCGAGGCGATGTTTATATCCATATCAACAATCTCCTTGTTGAAGTTGATGAAAACCGATTTAGAACCTTTGGACAGGTCGGATAGCTGCTGTGCATCGGCATCTGCGGCTCCGCCGAACAACTTTTCAAACTGCTCTCTATTATGAGTTTCAGCAAAATAGCTCATTACATTGGCAAGCATTTGTTCCCTATTAGGAACGTAGCGTCCAGCCTCCAGCAATGTACCGCTTGTTGATGGATTCATTTTTCCCGGATTATTCAAATACCACTCATCACGCCAACGATTAGCATATCCGATTGAATCCTGATTCCATTTTCGGTATTGTTTCTCATATTTATCGTATGTAAAATTTTCATTTGTTAAAGCAATTCTATGAGTCAATACCGTGTCCTTCAATTTGGCAGAGAGGCTGTCGGGGGAAATCTTAACGCCCATCGAATCTAATTGTCTTGTAATATCTGGCAATAATTCAGGAAGGTTTGCTGCCGCAACTTTTTCGCGTGCTTTCAAATGAATTTCATTCAGTTGTGCCTCCCCTTCCCTGCCTTTTATTTTTTTGCCTGTATATATTACTTGACCATCAGGGCCTAAAATCACTTCCGGAAATTTCTCTTTGGATTTTCCGATGAGTTCGTCAATCCATTCGATAAGTTTAGCGACTAAAGGCCCAATCGACGATGTCAATACGGATAGTTCGGTGACAAAAGATTCCAGTTTTTCACCGAATTTATCCACGTCGATATTGCTTGCCCAGCTCACGATCTTATCGCCCAGCCAGCTATACAGTTTCTCGTTGGCTTGGGCGATCTTGTCCCAGTAGGGCGAAAGGCCATCGGCAATACGCATCCAGAAGTTTTCTTTGGCCAGCGCGATCTGTCCTCTAGCCTTCATTACCGGATGCGATTCGACAAGCTCGTTAAACTCATCCAACACCGAACGAAGGTTGCTTTTGTTCTTGAGCCAGTCGCGGTAATCACCCTGAACACCCCGCTCCTCCATCATATTCATCGCCAGCTTGCCGATGAACGGAGCCTGCCCGACCAACTCCCGGATGTCCCGAATACTCGGCACGGCCTGCCCAAACAACTGTTGCAAATTGACGTTCACGCGATCGAAGCTCAAACCGCCCACGTGAGCGATCTTGCCGACAACTTCCGCCAGGTGCGACGCCTCCTCCGGGGTCAGCTTCTTACCGTCCACGTTCAAGCCCGTAAACATATTCATCGCATTCAGCATCCCGACACGGCTGAAACCATATTCGGCCGCTAACTGCGTCGCACGGTTCAGCGTCGCCTGGTAGTTGCCGCCCAACCCTTTCTCCGCCATCCGCATCTGCATAAGATTGGAGGCCGCCTCCGCCATATTGTTCGAGTTCAACAATTTGGTGCCGATCAGAAGAGGCAACCCGGAGGACGCCAGGCGCCACGCGTGCACACCCATCCATATCTTAGCAGCCCCTATAGCTACTTGGCCGAACGCACCGAGGGCCGGGATAGCTTTTCCCACGACACCCGTCAGTGAGGTAAAGACTTTCCCCAGATTGACGGCATTATACCGCAAGCCGGAGAAAGAGGAAACATTGTTGAAGAAGCTGTTCTGAAAGGTCTTGACCCGCTTTTGGAACACGCCCAGCCCGTTCTGCCAGCCCGCCTGCGAGAAGCGCCACTGTCCGAATTGGCGCAGGTGCCAGCGAGCGCCGATGTTAAGCCGCTCCTCCAGATTGCGCTGTTTCCACTTTCGCGCCGAGCGAGCAATAATTTCCTCGTCTGTTAATTTCTTCTTCTTGGAATAGCCCGCAGTGGCTTTTTCATTGATCTCCTTTGCCGCCTTCTTGAGCGTTCCGAGCTTGGCAATTGTAGCGTCCAACTGCGAATCATCGACCCGCAGCTGGAGCTGAATGCTATATACCATATTACCTGCCATCAGTTTCTCTTAAAAGGTGCAAAAAGGATTGAATCGATGATTACCAGAGCCGCAGTATAATACTTGTCGATGTCATAGGCCGACATCTTATCTTCCAGTCCCATAATCGGTTCATGGAAGATATAGGACACGACCATCTTTTTGTAAAGAAGCGGATCGCCGTCCGTGATGTATTTCTTCAGCTCTTCGGTTATTGCTGACGCGGGGCCTCGTCTTCTGCCAGCAGGCCCCAAGTCGCTAAAAAACGGTTGAGGTCCTCCTGCACCTCTTTACTGCTGAACAGGGAAATGCAGGCCATCATATCGTTCTGAAGGTCTTTAACGACCTTTTCGTCGTCGATGGTCATCTTGACGAAACGACAGGCAAGATCGGCCGTTTCGTCGAGGTCACGGCCAGCCTGAATAAGCGACAAGCCAAACTTGGTATGTTCGACGCTCGTCCTGGAAAGACGGCAAACATTAACCGTTGCGGATGTTTCGATCTCGACAAGGCCGCCTTTGCCGTCCGCACCCCGTTTGAAATAGGTGACTTTTACGGGATAGGTAGTGATAGGATTTGTTCTGGACATAATTTAATACATTTTTAGTTGTTAATAAAGGGGCGGCACAACCGTCCGCCCCGATGATTTTTCAGACCAGTGGCACGATGTTGCGCTGCACGCCTGTACCTCGCAGAGACAAGGAACCGATCGTTTCGACATCATTGCGATTCACGCTGCCGCCCTGTTCCTGCACCACTGCATTGAGAAGCGTATAGACGACAGTGCGAGGGGTCGCTAACCCTTTCATCGGGTAGCTCCACGAGATGCTGAAAGGTGCAAGCTGATGCATGGCCGCGATCTGCTCCGTTACGGGCAGCGTAGCGTTAATCGCATCGATAAGGGTCTGCTGCTCGCCTTCCTGAAACGAAAGATTGGCAGTGTAGGTCGCATTTGACTTTTGAATGCCAATCGGATCGAAAGAGCCGATAGCGAATATTTCCTGAATATTCTGGCTGAACGTATAGGACAGCTCGGTACCGGTATCGATAGACAAGCAGGTTCCGTTCGAGAGCGTAAGGTACATCTGCACCTCGCCGCCCGCTACGATTATATCCTGATGATTCATGTTCTGTACTACTCTAAAGATGTTACGAAGAAAGTGGTGACAAATGCCTCCCGCAGCGTGGCATTGGGCAGGATGCGGATCGTGATTGCAAAGGCCCGACTTTTCACGAAGTTACCGTCTTTGGCCTCCAAAGTAACCTCGATCTCACTCGCATCGCCGCGCGACAAACGCGGCTGAATATAGTTGCTGCGGAATGTAGCCAGGATCGCCGATTTGTACCCGGCATTGATGTCACCGGAAGCTGTAACCGGAACCTGGGTATTGATGAGCTGCTGGAAATAGTACTCCGCATCGTCGCACACTCCGTTTGCAACACGCACGAACTCAATAGCTGACAAGGCGTTAGTCGATTTATTGAGTGTAGCACCGTCATTGTAGTAAACACCGCTGTTGCCGGGACGGGTGCGGGTGAAAAGGTACTGCTTGGCTCCGATGTCGTCGATAACACTCCGAGATACGACAGCGACATTGGTAGCGGCATCCGCTGTCGTGGCATTGACGAAATAATCAACCGGGCTTACGCTTCCCAAAGTCATCTGACCGATGGACTGCGCCGGATTGATCCCGGCAAGAATACCGAGAGCGCGGCCTACGTCGGCGGTGTATGTCGGATCGGGAGTTGTCAGAGCCAGCGCAACGCCATAGGCATTGTACGTATCGCCACTGGGCAAATTGTTAATATCCTGCCCGATACGTCCGGCATCCAGCACCGCGACCATACGGTAGCTTTCCGCAAACATATCCTGAATCAAGCCTTGTATATTCTGGATTGCTCCCTGACTTTTCGTCAAATCCTCCGCAAGGCCGGAATCCGGGACTGCGGTATTGCTGGGATATACGAACCCGATAAGGCGCGGTCTGTTATCCCACAGCGTAGCGGTGGTTTGTCGGATTGCCTGTTTAATAGCGGGCATCTGTATTGCTGAAATACCTTTTTCTGCCGAATAATCATAACCTACCAGCCACAATTTAGACCCGCTCCCTGCCTTCGAGTAAAACTCCGAAACCTGGAATTTGGCTCCAGCGTCCAAAGTGGAATAACCCTCCAGCTCCTGCGCTTCTTCCAAAGAAGCAACCAGGACGGGGGTATCTATAAGAGGAGATGCCGAAGATACGGGAAGTACCAGCATCGCCACCCCTTCATTAGATGAAGAAGTGCCGATCGCGGTATCCTGCAATTCGACGGTTACACCTGTTCTTGCCATAATATCGAATTTTACTGTTATACTTTAGATGCCGGTTTTCGCCCCGGTTTAGCGCCTTCTTGTCCGGAATTGCGCCGACGAGCAAGTTCGGCCCGCGCCTCTTCCAGCGTCATAGAAGGAACGTCGGCTTTTTGCTCCGCAGAATCCGGGGAGACATTGCGTGCGCTCATGGACTTGGCGAACTGCGCGTCAAACATCTTGTCGAGATCCTCACAAGTCAAAGGCTCCTTTCCTTTCTCTATCGAGCACCACCGAACCTGCTTATGAACCCGAAGGGCGTCGGTCATGCGGGATTCTGCCTGCCACTGCTGACGATACATATTCCCGTCGTCCGTAATGAATACCTTTCCGAATTTCGCCGTAACGATCAGAAGGTTTTCAAAAAACTCGTCTTTATAGTTTACCATAGTGAATAATTTGTCAGATTGGTAGTAACGCTGCCCGACCACTTTCAATAGGCCGGGCAACGTGGAAACTTAATCTTGCGAAGGAGCCGTATATTCAGCCGGTACGATGTTCACGATACCTTTGCCGCCCTTACGAGCGCTACCGGCACCGAAACGCACATCCATCGAGAACTTCCAGCCATACGAGTTCGGATCGGCAACGACATGTACGTTCGTGTTGCCCATCGCCAGAATAACCTGCGAGGGGATGAAGCTAATAGCCAATCCGTATGCAGTAGCGGCCAGTACCGGCGCGGTATATTCCGGAATGGTACCGTTCGCCTGAACCTTGCCGTCGCAGTAAAGTTCTGGATCGACAACCTTCGATGTCGCCGTGTCGTAGGCCGAAGTCGTCGAACGCGACATGAAGTTGAAGGCAGAGTACTTGCCCAACATCGGACGCATCTCACCGGCAGTTTTGGTCAGCAGGCTCGTGAGGTACGGATTCGAAAGAAGTTGCTCCATGTAGGCGGCATCCATCACGCAATCGATGTCGCCATCCTTGATGTCGTAGTTCCAGTTCACGAACTTCGTCTGCGCCTTGATAAGGTCGTTAGGCGAGAGTTCCAACAGATCGCCGGCCGCCGCCGAGTTCACCGGGAAGGCATTGGCTGCGGCGAAATGCTTGACGGTGCCGTCAGCGGCGACACCCGACATCGGGACACTTGCACCAGCACTTTCTGCGATCTTCTGGAGGGCGTAGTTGTGGATGGCGTTCACCATGAAGCGCACGGCTTCGCTCTGCCCCCACGAACGATCGTCGTAGGCGAGGATATCGGTATTCGCCGCCTGCCAGAGAATAGGCTGAAGGGAGAAAACCTTGGTGACAAGCCCAATGGGGTCGTCATCATAGAGGTAGTCAGCCACATTCAGCGGAGCACGGTCGCCGTAGTAGATTTTCGGACTGATCGCCGATTCTACCCAGATGATACCCTGCTTGTCCGAACCGCTGGTGCGGGCGCAACGAGCCGCCCAGGTGTTGGCCGGGAGCAACTGTTGGTAGAAGAGCGAAAGCCATTCGACGACGGCCAGGTCCGGGTATGTCGTGACGAAATCCGAGGAGTTGGCGCCGGAGGCCAGCTTTACGGCAGTGCGTTCCGCGATCGTCGAGAGTTTTTCGTACCGGCCTTCGCCATTGCGAACATTGATATTGCCCATAAAAGCCTTGAAGCCTTCATCCGAGTTTACGATAGCTGCAAGCTCCCGGGCGGCTTCCACTTTCGATGCGTGCTCCGGACGGCAAACGTCCGTAGGCGCGACAGTAAGCAGCCGCGCCGCAGCGTTGAATTTCGTCTTGCCTTCAGTTGTGGCAAGGAATTGATGGAGTGTTTTGTTCGTTTCCATACTTGCTTTCAGGTTGATTTTGTGGGGATCGATGATTTGCGCCTTGCCCGCCTCACTCGTCGCCTCCTTATGCTGCACACCTGCCTCCGCAGCTGATGCCAGGGTTGTGGGTTTAGGCTCGGGCGCCGGCGCTTTCTGCGGTTCAGGCTGCTTCTCGGCCTCTTTTCCGGCCGCTCCGAAAAACGACTTCAACTTGGTTACGATCTTCTCGGCGATACTCTCTGTATCTTCCGCATTAAGCGTTCGAAGCTCTGCCTCGTTTTCTGCCGCAGGGACAGGCTCCGCAGCGGACAAAGTAGTCGCCTCCTTTGCGGGGTCCTCCTTCCGGATCGCCCCGTCTTTAGGGTCTTCTTGCGTCATGTTGCTTTTGTATTTATTGATAAGTGAATGATCTTTAGCCGACAAGGTTGTTATGCGTTCCGTCTGGCTGGGCGCGAACTCCGCAGCGAGCATAACCTTTTCGCCCTTGAAATCCGAAACCGCATCGGAATTGGACTGGAGAGAGCATAGCGACACTTCATATACAAGGAAGTAAGTCGCATATTTAACTCCCGTGGATTCGTCTTCTATCTCCCGGCTGACCCCTCCGATGGAAACAGCCCTGTAAAATCCGTTTTCGTACAGGTATTTCGCCGTTTTACCCCGCTCCGTCCCCTCGGCAAATTTCAAAGTACCGATCCAGTCGTTGCCTTCCCGGTGAATATTTACGACATTTCCGATAGGTTGGCTATCCCAATCGTGATTCTCCAACAGCACCGGATTCTTTTCATAACGCGACCAGTCGATACCGTCGGACAAAACGACCATATCATAATCGTTGATCGTTTCGTTACTCAATACCTGCCTTAACTCTGCCATACAAAATGCGTAATTTCCTGCCCAAATATAGGTTTACCTTTGATTGCTAAATAACCCGCACGCAACGGAAAAAATATTTTTCCGACATACCAGCACAAGAACGGCCAAGACGATCCAAAATCCCTTCATCTGCGTCTGCTGCCACCACGTCAATTTACGTTCAACCTCGACGATATCCGTATTCACCCGATCGCGGTAAATCATACTGTCCCGATATATCACCTCTTTCTCTGTTGGTATGGGCTTTTTCTGCGGCTTATTTGCCAGCGAGTGGAACAACGCCCCGTCGGGAGTTATTAGAGCGTCAGAAACGGCGTATGACGTTTCCAAATGGCTCATTGTATCCCGGACTGTCTGACGCTCACTTTCAATCGGAACCTTGACAAACACCGTGTCCGGGATATACTCGGTACGAACGACGGTTTCGACCCGCACACTGTCCTGCGTCGAGGTCGTCAAATGACGACAGGGACAACAAGCGACAGCGAGCGCCGTCACGATTCCGCAGAGTATGACCTGCCGCAGCTTCATCGGGTCATCGGAATATAGATCGTCTCTCCGGCCGGTTTGGACAACAGTTGTTTTCGCTGCCTCCCATCTTGATGCTTATACCCGATATGCACCCAGCGGGGCGTTCCGGCGGCATCCTCGTTTTCCGAAATCATCTGATCGAACCGCTTGCCCCGAAGCCATTCCCGGCAGAACGACTTGAACTCCCGGAGCCGTCCGTTGTTAGGCACCAGATCGACGGCCCAGCCGACGCAATGCGCCGAGGTCGCCGAACCGCCGACGGCCTTGTTCAGTCGATAACCTCTATATCCGGACGAAACGGTCAGGGCCGGAGTTCCCCAATGTTCGTTCGCACACAACACGGCCCACGCCTCCCGCAGCGGATCGATCAGACGGTCGATCATCTCTTCAAGGTTGCGGCGATGTTCTTCCGTCGGCGCATTGTCCAGATTCATCTTTCGGGCCGTTGCCGAATAAGTGAGTTCCTGCAAGGTAAAATGTTTCATTTCGACTGCTGTTTTTTGGATTCTTCCCGCGTACGGTCGAGCGTGCGGAGCAATTCGATAATATCTTTGGGGTCTTTGGCGTGCGCCAATTCAGCCACGATGTCGCCGATCTTCGCTGCCGACGACCGAGCCGCCCGGAGATTCTCCCGCACGCTCCACGCCTCGATACACACGGCGATCACGGCTGACACGGCCGACGCATAGGGCATCGACCAAATCCCGAACAACAGTCCCAATACATCGACGCACATGAACAACGCCGTCACCTTGCCGTAGTCCCCAAATTTGGTAAAGGTGCGGCGAAGCCCGTGAGAATCGATCGGCAGCTTCAATGCCCGCGCCTTGCGAATCCCGGCCCGCATATCGACCATTACGGCGATAAACATAACAATCCAGATGATAATTTCCGCCAGTGCAGCCCGGCGGACCGTCAGTATATCCACACCGAAAATATCGGCAACCCCGTCAAACATCACAACCACGATTATCCCTCCCAAAAGGTATATTTCTCTTGCATGCGGGCTATATATTCATCTCGCTCCCCGGCCGTGGCATCGCGCCACGTCCCGGATTTCTCCCCGGGTAGTTTCATTCGTCGGGTAAGGTAGAGCCGCTCTTCGTCCGATACCTCGGCTGTTTGGGTGATATAACCGCCCTCGTCGGCGATCTGCTCTGTAAAAGTTGTTTTCTGTTCTTTCATAGCGAATTTTAATTTATGCCGCAGCGAATGAAATCTGTTTGCCCTGAGCCGCCGTATTGACCGCATACCACTCTGCCTGCTGCGGATCGGTCAGCTTGGCATAGACATCCGCATGAACCGTGACCGTGATGGCCGATGTATTAGTCGCATTCTCTATCAGATACTGGAAAGATTCGAGCGTAAGCAATGGACTGTCCCTCAAATCTACATTATACCGCAGCATATTAAACTGTACATCCTGAAGGCTTTTACACGATATAAATGCCAAATTATTAGCCGTATTCTCGAATGTTATTCCTCCAATGATCGTGACCAACTGCTGACATCCGTAAAATAGATAAGTACAATTTGAAAACCGCACAAACGTCGATTCCGGACATAGGTATATAGTCTTGAAGTTGCTCGACGTGAAAGTCGAGCTGGCCGTTACGTTAATTTCATTCGTAAACTGGTTCGGAGCCTTCCGAGGCGGAAGATTCACCGGAATATCAGTACTGTAAAGCGCCGAATCCCAGTTCGAATTATTCAATACATTGTGCGACAGACTGTATATTCGGGTCATCACACTGTTGGAAATACCCGTCACGGAACCTCCCGTCCAGCTCTTGCTCGATGGATTCCACACCGCACCGGCCGCCACGAACAGATCGTGCAGCGGGCTGCCGGAGGGAGTGGACGGCACCCTTTCGGAAAGTTTAGCATCGATTTCTGGACCGGTAAAAATACTTTTATATACTCCAGCCATATTTATTCTATTTCTGTTACGCGATCGTTCCTGTCATCCGTTTTGTCCGTAATCGTCACTCCCTTTAATTCTTCTGAAGGGTGCAAATCGTCGTATGTCGCATAATCTACGACTCGGGTTTCATATTGTAACTCTACGACCGATACGCTGGTGCCGATCTCCCGATCGAAAGCCTGGGTCGTATAGGTCCGAAAACCTCGATAAAGAGGATAAAAATTATATTTTCGGATCAGCTCGCCAAAGTCATCTCCCTGTTTCGCCTTTTCGATATAACTGCGGACCTGCATAGCCAGGTTGAGCGTCTTTCGTTGCTGTTCGTTGAACGAAGCCGCCGTCTGATCGTTGAAATTGGCGATTATGGAGAAAGAAATTGCCACTTTATCCATGATAAGACCGCCGATATGCACATCCGCCCGGGTGCTGTTGTTCACACTCACGGCAACGCACGGAAGAACCGTATTGATGATTCCCCTTCCGTCGTCCGTTACCGCTCTGACAGCGATTTTCTCCTTCGCAACTACGGGAGCTTTGCGTAAGGACTTAACAAAAGCGTCTATAATATCTCCGAGCATACTCAATGACTATCTACTGCGGACAAATATAGGTTTACCTTACAAATCGCGTCTGTGTTTGGTAAAAAAAGCATCTAACAGGCGGTCGAAACGCGCTTTCGTTGCAGAGCCTACACCCAGAAACTGCCTTTTTTTGACCGGACCGTCGTATTTCCACCGGCCCCGATGCACATCGCCCCGCTTTGCCGATCGGTAAGCAGTATGATGAGGAGGCATCCCGCCCTCGTTGTGCGCCCGGGCAAATGGAACGTCCGTCCCTACAAAAATATCGGCATCATTGCGTCCGATACGACGGGAAATCCACTTGAAACTCTTCTTCAGAAAGCCGTTGTAATCCAATTTGGGGTATCTGATGTTGCTTTCCCCGCCGAAAGCCGTACGATCCGGCCATTTACCGCCCGGAGAACCGGCGAAACGCTCTTCTTTGAAACTTTCGTGCGTCTGTTCCAGCATCTCCTGTCCAAGTTGTCGCGGAATATCCCGTACTACCGTCGCCCGAAACTGGCGAAGATTGCGAATAAGGTCATCTATATCCGGCATAATTACTCGTTTTTGTCGTCAGATTCCTTATTTTTACGTCCCTTGTTGAACATATCCGACACTTTGGAGGTCAGGGAACTCACCCAGGAGGAATTATTGACCTTCGTATCTATGTCATCGGCGCTCATGCCAATTTTGGCATATACCTCCGGCTTGAAACGCATACCCTGTTTGGCTGCGACGCTTCCGGCGCGTTCGAAGGTGTCGATGGAGATCGTCTCATTCGGAATCTCCACGAGTTCCGCCGTAAAAAAACGGTCATCCTTGAATATGCGGGCCAGCTTGGACAGCGTAGCGGGCATATTGAACATCGCCAGACAGCTTTCCGTATCGTCATCCAGAATGTCGTGATACATGTTCATATGGATTTGTGCCAGTTCTTCGGAATTGGTATTCTTCTCGGTAGCACCGAGCAGCGTGCCGCCGGTCACCAACTGCATGATCTCCGACCGGTATTCGCTGATATACTCCTTGAATACCCGGAAGGCGTCCGCATACGACTGGGTGTTGATTGGATTGACTTCGACCTGATACAGATTTTTACCCCCGTTTGCATATTCGTTGCGGAAAGGCACGACGGGAATGGTCATCGGATCGAGTTCCTGGGCCAGCGATACGGCAATGTCCTTGGCATCCTCGTTGTTGGCCATATAACCGATTACAGTCAGAGGAAACGAATATCTTTTTGCCAGAGCGCCCCAGTTGTTGTACATATCCACGATCCCGATCATGGCACGAGAAATGGGTTGCAAAAGTCCCAGCCTGAAATCCTGGTCCGTCGTAGGCTCGAAATAGAAGAGGTTATCCCATTTGTCCGCAGTGACAATACTGTAATAATCGTAAGTCATATTCCGCAGCCCCCGGTTGAAAATATCGATGTTCCGCAGCGGAAAATCTACGATCTCCCAATCTTTGGTATCGATGCAGAAAACCCTCACTCCGTAAAACTTCGACAACAACAGTTCCCGCATGAACCCCTTGAACCAACGTGTGCCGGTGTATGTTTCCGTCATCGATTTGTCGATTTTACCGTTGATTTTGAAGGCAAAATCTTTCTTTTTCAACGGAGTAAGGCGCTTTTCGATCTGGGATTGCAGAAACGGGCTGGACTGAATACACCACGAATAGAGCGTATCGAGATACACCAGATTACTGTAATTCAACGCATTATTTATGGCGTTACGCCAATATGACGGCGTGAACTCCGCATAGTAATTGTTGAACAGGTACTGGGATTTGACAGAACTATTCCCGACCACCTGCGGGACTGTAAACGGATTGATCGCCGGAGTATGAAATTTAGCCATATTATCCTCGATATTGTCTATTTATCGTAACCAGCACGCCTTTCGTGCCGTTTTCCTGCAATTTGGAGGCTCCGTTTTCCATCGAAACCTGCCCTCCCTTCAGCTCTTTCAGCGTGATGTTGGCCTGCTCGAAATTCGCTTTCAGCGGCTCGCTGATCTGGACGGAGGGAGCGCATACGTTGTAAGCCGTGAATACCTTGAGAATCCAAAGCAACGTCTGATCTTTCTCCTCCTCGTCGGTAATGGACAACAGATCTTTGATGTCGTAATAGTTGCCGATCTGTGCATACACGTTCGCCAATGCCGTATTGTAGGCATTCCGTACAATATCGGGGTATAACTCCTCAAACTCCTGCAACTGAACCGGAGATACCCATTGCAACAGCTCCGATTTTCGGAAATACATATCCGTAATATTGACCTGAACACCCGACACATAAGCCGCAAGGCCGGAAGAAGCGTCCGAAGTTCCCGCCACCATCAGAATTACGGTAGTGTAATCGTGCGTGAACTCAAAAGGAAGGGCTTGCGTCACGGCCGCCACGTTTACAGGACGGTCGGCAATCTGCTCTATCCCCGAGCCATCAGAAGCGACAAGGAAAATGGAAACTTTGAAATCCCCGCCGTGTTGCGGGAATATGACCCGGCTTCCCTCCTCCAGTACCGCCGTTTCTATACGGCACGACAAACAGGCGGCATCCGGGGCTGAACTTACAGCACCCTCCTCCGAAACGGAGTATCTTTCATTTTGCCAGGCCGACGGGTCCGGCTTGAATATGACAGCCATATATTTTTAACTTAACATGCGTTTTTGGCAACCTCCGCGTCGTATCAGGTAAGTATGCCCGTAAGTCCCTCTCGCAACGACCATATCGCGCGACAACAGGGAAACCCCCTTGGCACAAGCATCCGGGATGTCGTCTTTCTTGAGTTTGTTGTTGTTCCGGGCGAAACGCAGGAACTGATCTATGGTAATTTCGCATACGCCGCTCTCCTTGACCAAAGGAGAGAAAATAAATTTGCCATTGCGGAACAGAGGTTCCAGCGTCGCCTCGATAAAAGTGAACTTATCCCCGGTATTGCGCGTGTCCCAATTCAAAGGACATACCCACCCCCGTTCTTGCTGGAACATCTCGAAAGTCGTCTCGAAATCCAGCGGCAACTGTTTTTTCTCCATCAGTATGCGGGGTGCAATCGGCGCTTCTCGGTAAAGCTCATAGATGTTTTCCAGCATCTGGCGGGTAGTACCTTGCACCGCCCGCACGTCGATAAGCCAGATTTTTCCCCGCGCCTGCCCCAACAACACCGAAGCTTTGTAGTCATTGACCTCCCGATCTTTGGCCGACGGGTCCGTATAAATGATACAATCCACAAATTCCGACGCAGGAGGCAATTCGCCCCAGTTTATCTTCTTGAACACCTCGCCTTCACCCTCGTCTGCATACTCACCCTCCATGAAGCGCCTTTGCTGCATCAGACTCATAGTCGATAACGTACCCAGATAATCTTCGGAAATATGTTCCAGATTATCATCGACGCTGAAGTGCATTACAAGCGACTTTTTTACTAAATCCGCATCCAGCGGCTCACCATCGGCCCCCTTGTGCAGGAAAAATCGCTGGTAGGTCCAATGCAACTTCGTCGTGGGATTGAGGGCAAGCAACATGATATTGGAAACCGGGCTTCCCTCCTTTGTCCTTATCTTCTGCGCCATACGGGTTTTGAGAATGTCAATGGGCTTATGATCCACCTCCGAAACCTCGTCCACGAAAATATGTCCCCACTCCGTCGAAAGAATCTTGTCGAACCCCGAATCATCGTCCCGCGAAGAGCGGATAGATGCAAACTGAATATAAGCGTCATTGTAAAACCGAAGCAGGTTATCTTTCCCGTTGTATTTGGCGAACGGCTTTCCTTGTACGGTGATCTTCTGGTAGGAGGAATACCCGTTATATCCGGCGATCGCATTCAATACCGCAGGCAGTGTTTGCAGGATCATACCCGACTGAAGCGACGTAAACGTATTGCGAACAATCAGATTATTGGCCCGGTAGGCTATGCACTGAACAATCATCCAATACAAAATCAGGAACGTCTTGCCCGAACGGGAGGCCCCATAAAACAAAACACTCGTATAATGCCCCGAATTAAGGGCATTGTACATCGCAACCTGTTTGGGGTTTAAGGGTATGTCAAGATTTAATCTTCGCACCTGAATCGTCCGCAGAACGCACTAAATGAATTTCTATGCCTTCAATGTCATTCTCGTCCCGGCTTTCCCCGATCCTCTCATTCGTTTCACTCGCCAGCTTCAACATCGAAACCAGCGTCTTCATCGCCGTAAGTTTGGAGTTCAACACATCGACCGCTGATTTCGTCTTCGCATCACGCAACTGCCGACGCACCATCTCCACATCCTCCAAAAGCCCCAGCGATTCGAAAGACGCTTTGGCCCGGTCCGACATCTCCGGCACAACGACTTCCGAAAAATCATTTTCGACCTTGCGCTGCCGCGAGGGGTAATCCGCGATCAAATCCGCAACCGTCCCTATTTTCGAATCCGAATCCATCATTCGCTATCCGTAAAATCAATGACACGATCAACTCCATCGGAAAGATAAGCTGCCAAAAAAGCGTATTTATCAGTCGCCGTATCGCCCCGACTAAAATCAGCCTTGAACAACTTGCCATCCCGCGTTTCAATGTCGATATGACCTGATCCATCCTCCGACGAAACAAGCAGGTATATACCCCGTATCTCATCCGCCGAAAACTGCAAACAGGCATCTTCTGTCCGAAGTAAAAACATAAATTCCGATTTTTATCCGAAGCAAATATAGGTTTACCTCTCAATACCCCGATTTTTTACCCCCGCGCGCAAATCGCGATCCCGTTTTCTGAAAACATTTTCCAAAAATTGCCAAAAAATGCCGGTCCGAAAATATAGCGAACATTAGATACGGCCGAGGGGGCGCCGGCTGTTTACCCCGGAATCCGGCAGAGGTACACGGATACACTACGAACACCACACAACGACAAACGCCAGCAAAGGTCCGTTTTCTTTGATTTGGCGGCACTTCCTCTACACTGTGGTATATAGTTTATCGCTCCGGTGTGCTTTGTACAAAATACGGGCTATTTGTGTGGGTTTCTCGAACAGAGAAACCAGTACCGGGAATATATTGTATTTCTCGACAGAATACCAACCAAACACCAACAACTACACAATAAACAGTAATACAGTGTATTGCATCACCAATAAACACCCCATACACACCCCAAACACAACGAAGTAACAAAACAAGCAAAAACAAGCAAAACAAGCAACCGCAAAAGGGTGAAAGATTAACAAATAGCCGATTTCCCTATATGAATTAAAATGTAATTTGTTGGGAGTATTAAAAAACTACTACAATTTAATACATTATTGGGAAGTAATAGAAATATAAATTTTATTGTAGATTATTATAATTTACGGGTAGTATAATATAAGCATTAAAAGGGTGTATTTGGTAGTATTAGTTGTAGTAGTATGGGGATATTATAAAATAAATTCGTGAAGAAATAAGTATTAAAAATATGCTGCAAATTCAAATTTAAGCTCTTATTTATTTTACATCATTTAAGTGACTGAAAATCTTTGCATTTTATTTTGTTATTGTGTAATTATTTTGTATATTTGTAATACCAAAAAGGAGGTAATAAAAGCCTTTGATGTTCTTTGAAAATTAAAACAAAAAGCCCCAGCGGGTAAGGCTGGGGCGGGCGGTGCGGATCGGCCTATTTTAATTGATCCGCTTAATAAAAGCCCGGACAAATGAATTTTCGAATTGTTTGGCGAATCTGGAAAATAAAAATCTCGTTCGAGGTTTCTATTTAACGGGTTCCGGGTTGGCAGTTCTGGAGGAGCTGCCGACCCTCCGGGCTTTATTTTGAAAAAACGGAGTGACTTGTTCATCTTGCAAGGGTCGCAAGTCACTCCAATAAATAACAACGTTTAACCAACTTAGAAACGGTTAGCCATCCGACGTTACAGGGGCAAAGATATGAAAAACAACTCGAATTACCAAAACGAAAACACAAACGCCCGCCAATTTAATTACGAATGCGGTTCCGCGATCGGTTATTTTACCAAATCGGATTATATCAAACCCGGAATTTATAAGAATCCCGAAGGCTATACGCCTAATGCCTGGACGGGTAGTAATTGCCCGAAAGATCGTTTTTTGCCCGTAAAAGAAGTAGCCGGATATATCCGCGAATACATAAAAAAAGACCCGGAATTACGCGCGTGCAAATGGAGCGTAACGACTGAAAGCTATTCGGGCGGTCAATCCTTGACTGTGGCACTTATGGCGGCGCCGTTCGATGTGTTTTCGGAGGAATGGAAAGAAAAACACCCTTACGATGTGGAACACGGATACACGCAGCACGGAGATTATGAAAAGGCCGTAACGCCTGAGGTATTCCGCGTAATATCGAAAGTAAAAGCATTTGCCCAATCGTTTAACTATGACGATAGCGAAGGAATAATCGATTATTTCGACCGAGGTTTTTACGATAGTTACCATATCGGCAAATGGGATAAACCATTTGTTAGAATTGAGCCGAAACCGGCAAAGCCAGCAGCAAAGACAAACACAAAGACCGAGGCCGAACCGGTCACCGTGGAGGGCCTTCAGTTAGTGGACTATTCCGAAAAAGCTATTGCGGTAATCGGCAACACGAAGCCAATATCCGAACAACTGAAGAAAATCGGCGGCCGTTTCAATTCGCGCCTGTCTTGTGGGGCTGGCTGGATATTCAGCAAGCGCAAGGAATCGGAGCTGCGCACACTGTTAGCGTTGTAATAACTTCCCGGCGGCGCTCTTTGAGGGGCTGCGATCGAATCGACCGCCGGGAGCAACAACCAAAACAAAAGCCCTCCGATACAGAGGGCGGCCAGGAATCCGAAACGGGCGAAAGGGAGTAGGAAAAACCCCGACAAACTTTTTTTATGACCTGGACAATCGTAATTAGAGTTTGGCGGTTTAGGATAATCACCGTAACGGTTAGAATGTTCTAAACGCCGGGAGGTTGCAAAAGCATTAAAGCGGTTTGCCGCGCCTCTCGTCGGGGTTTCATAGGCAAAGATACGAATTTTCTAAAACGACAAAAAATAAATATGGAAAAAACACAGCCACGGCAAAGGTATTTCATTAAAGGCAAGGCAAACAGGAATGTAATAATAACAAACTTTGACCAGGTGAATTTTATTTGCCATCACTACGATATTGACTTATGTAAAGGGTGCGAACGGGAATATTACGCAAGCTGCCACGAATCACATATCAAAGAGTGTAACAAACAATACCACAAATACAATTAAATCCCCAGACGATAACCCCAAAGAAAAACCCCAAATTCAACCGAAAAACAACCGAGGAAAAGAATGAAAATAGGGGCCCTAATGGGGACCCTATTCGTACCAGGTACGAATTTAGTACGAAGGTACGAGGGTTTACGAGTGATTTACGAGGGTTAATATATTGATATATAGTGATATATGGGTTAAATTCGTAAAAATCGTAAACCTTACGAATCTTTACGAGGGTTTACGAGTGATTTACGAGGGTTAATATATTGATATATAGTGATATATGGGTTAAATTCGTAAAAATCGTAAACCTTACGAATCTTTACGAGGGTTTACGAGTGATTTATAATCCTGGAGTTATGGAAATAAAAAGAGAAACCCCCGGCACTCGAAGCGAGCACGCAGGGGCAAAAACTAATTCCATAGGGGCTAATGACGCTACAAATATAGGGTTTACCTCTGTACCGTCCAAACAAAAAAGCACGCAAAAGGGGTCGCTCCTGAAAAGCACGCAAAAAACATTGCTCGGAACGCTTGTATTTGTTTCTTTTGTGTTATTTTTGTTGCGATTATTTTGTAACAATTTATTCTATAATACAATAGAATTGGTGATTTTGTTTCCGGCAAAAATAGACGATCACCGGATATCCTCGACACCATATTCAGGGATCCGGCGGCGCACCCATATTGTAAAAGAATAATTTATCTCATTTACAATCGATCAAACCTTTATTTCAAACCGTTTATCTTTTCGCTATGAAAAAATTCTTACTATTCGCTTTCGCGGCCGTAATGCTGGGATTCGCGGGATGCAACGACGATGAGAACAAGGACAACACACCTCCCACTTTGAGGGAATACGAAGCTCCCGTATTCATGTACGGCAAGACACGGGAGGAAGTGAAAGCTTCGGTGCCCTACGCCTACAGCGGAGCATCGGAAACCTCGCTGTATTTCGAAGGCAAGGGCATCGTCAAAGAGTACATATATATATTCGAAGACAACAAAGTATATTCCTGCGGATCGATACTTTCAGACCTGTACATCGACGACCTGCACACCTACCTCTCGCAGCTGTACATCTACCTCGAATACCGTCCGGGACAAAGAATGTACGTATATGAAAGCGAAGACAAATCGCTGAGCATCGGCCTCTATCCCCTCAACGACGGTCTGGCGGCAGTAGAATACCTGAAAAACTGACCCTCGGGATCAGCCGGGAAAACTTCCGACGGAAGCGTCCGAACTCCGCCCATAAAAGACATACTATCAAACAAGAAACAGCCGCATGAAATCATGCGGCTGTTTCTTGTTTGGTGGAGAATACGAGGCTCGAACTCGTGACCTCTTGCATGCCATGCAAGTCTATAATTTCAAGGTAAAATCCCCTAAAAATCTACCATACAGCGCATTTACCATAAAATCAACCTTCTACGCCCGTCTTATTTTACACACTTTTACACACATTTCGGTAAAAATATGTAGCTTTGTTTGTCCATTGTTTGTCCAAAATTCAAAGTGTATGCCTACATTTTCTATCGAGATCAGAGAGAAGAACGAGCGGCGGGACGGTAAATTTCCGGTATCCATCCGCCTTACCCATAAAAGGGAAGTAAGAAAAATATCTACCGGCGTATATGTCAGTCGGAAGCAGGTAAAGCCTGATTTTTCCGGGATCAAAGATACAACAATTTTGAAAGGATTGTTAAATGACATATCGAAATACGAGGATATGCTGGCCAAAGGACTGGGCACGGACTTGAGCCGATTTTCTGCGGCCGACCTGGTAAAGTATATCGAATCACAAAAGGCAACGGAGGGCGGCGTGGGCATTGACTTCATTGCATTTTGCGATAACCATATTCAGGCGTTGAAGGCCGAGGGACGGGATGGTACCGCTGGACGATTCGAGGCCGTTATTCGCAACCTAACCGACTATTTCGGGCGTTCTATCGTATTCGTCAAGGAGATCAACGTAAAGAATTTGCAGGGATTCGTTGAGTATATGCAGAAACCGCACGAACAGACGCGGACAAACCAGCACGGAAAAGAGGTTACGGTGCGGCGCCCCGGGTGCAAGGCGCAAACGGTAAAGGATTATTTGGCCGACATCCACACCCTATTCAATGCGGCATGCGACCACTACAACGACGAGGATGCCGAAACGGTTCTAATCACCCACCGACCGTTCGGGAGTAAGAAATTACAGGTCGAGGTCAAAGAAGAACCCGAAAAGCGGGATTTGTGCATCGAGGATCTCGTAAAGATACTAAACGCCGAGACTGTCCCGGGTAAGCGTATGCAGCTGGCACGGGACGTGCTGGCGCTCTCGTTCTACTTGTTGGCCATGAACACCGCCGACTTGTTCGGTGCCGATGTCGAACTCGAAGACGATCGGATCATCTACCACCGGCAAAAGACGGCTAACCGTCGTAAAGACGAAGCGTTGATGTCCGTGAAGATCGAACCGGAGGCGCTGTCACTGATTGAAAAGTACCGAGATCCCGACAAACGGCGGTTGTTCTCATTTTATAAAATGTACGCTAATTTCCGGGACTTTAACCACAACGTAAACGCGGGCTGCAAACAACTTGCCGCGCACTTGGGAATCGATGTGCCTTTAAGTACTTATTATATGCGCCACACATGGGCTACTCTTGCCTCCGAGGAGTGCGGGATTTCGGAAACTGACATTGCGCTGGCGCTTAATCACGTTGGGGTGGCTTCCGGCTTCGAAAGCGGCAAAAGCCTTAAGACCACGCGGGGGTACATTCACCGCCGGTTCACGCGCAACGACACGAATAACCGCATTGTTTTGGACTACGTAAAAAGTAAATACTAATTATTATCTATAAAAGTATAAAATAATATACTATTTATTTGGATAATAATATATTTTGCATTATCTTTGTACTGTCAAACAATAACAAAGGGTAATATGAAATCAAGTGAGTTGCACCGCCTAATCCTAAAAAACGGATGGCGATCTATCCGACAAGCAGGGAGCCACGTAATTTATGAAAAGGATGGCAAAACGGTTTCGGTTCCTTTTCACGGTTCGAAAGAAATGGGTTCAGGAATAGCACGGCGGTTTATCCGGGAGATGGGGCTGAAATAAGCCCCCTCCCCGGGCAACCGGAAACGAAATAAATACACACGATTTATGGAAAAGGTAAAGGTTATCATCGAATGGGCATCGGACGGAACGATTTCGGCCATGATGGAAAAGGATATGTTTGCTGGAATGGGCGATACCGTCAAGGCGGCCGTTGCCGACATGAAAGAGGGCGTTGCACTCTATATCAAAACGGCCAAAGAGATGGGTTTTCCCTACAAGGCATATTTGGACGGAGCGTATGAGATCGAACTGGAGTATGACGCGGTTAGCGCATTGAAATATGCACGAGAGTATATCAAGGATACTAAATTGGCGGAATTGACCGGCATTCCGGCCGCCCAGTTGGGACGTTATGCCAATGATAAAAGTAAACCACGCCCGGCACAACGTCGTAAGATTATCGAGGCGTTGCACAAATTCGCGGCGCCGTTCTATTCGATTGTGTTGTGACGAATTGCTGTTACCGGTAGTTATTGTTTGACGACGACCTATTTGGAAACGGCAGCCCCCGGATTACTCCGGGGGCTTTTTTATTCTTCATCTTCGGTCTGCAATTCCGCCTCGTCCGTCTTCTCGATTTGTAATACCTGATGTGCATTCAACGGAGAAACCACCTTGCGGCCGGTTCTTGCTTCGAGTTCCAGCCGGGCATTGCGGGCAATTGTGCCGCCTTGTCGCGCGACCGCTTTGTGTGCTGCAAGCGTCCGAGGGTCGGTTGCTTCGGTTATGTCCTTTGTCGAAGCCTCCGCAAGCATGTTGAGGATGAGTTCTGTGTTGGTCATATTATCCCGCAAGTTTTCTTTCCGCAACCCTTTATATGCCTTGTATTCACGGGTGGTGAAGCCAGACCACACATTCGTGATTATGTCAGTCAGTGTGGCAAATTGCTGGCCCTCCTGCACCCCTCGCTTTTTCCACGCGTCGGTCAGGTCTTTACGAACCTCGATCGCTTTCAGACGCTGGTTGATCCAATTATCCGAATACCCCAATCGCTTGTAATCGACCATTGCTTGCTGAATCGACAGTTCCGGATCCTGCATCTGATCGAGACGGTCGGCAGCCACCTGCGCCATCCACTGTTTGAACGGCTCCGCTTTCGGCGAGGGGATTGACTGGATGATCCGGAACATACCCTGCGTCGTGGCGCAGTTCACCCGTTGGCGACCTCCAGCAGTCTGCACGGAAAGGGGGGTGACAATTTGTCCCCACCCTTTGGATAGCTCCGGATCGCGCTTCTTCATCTTTTTGATATAGTCCGTAGGATTCACGCTGTCGGTCAATACACCGACGACATCCACGATCGAAAAATACCACTCCTCCGTTTGGTCATCCCATACGGTGCGCACCTTGCGCTCTTCAAATAATTGTATGGCTTGTTTCTGCGTCATATGTATATTTGATATTCATGTTGAGGTCGAAAGGACAACATCGGCAAAGATAGAGGGAAAACGACACCCCGGATCACTCCGGGGATTTTTTATTATGTTGTTGTGGCTAACAATATAATCAGGAATATAAATCCTAAAATACACCAAAGTACTCGGATGATTTTTTGGAGTTTTTTATTTTGCACTATATTCTTTTGAGTGATGTTAGTCGGTATTTCGGTTATGGTTGTGCTGATCGTTGGGGTGTCAAGAACCGATATTTTCATTAACGATATTTTTTGCCCCTCTTGCCTGTAAGTCTCTATTTTTAGACGCGTATATTTGGATGGTCTTCTTTTATCGCCGACCAAAACACAATTTGTTGATTTTTTTACAAGGGTTTGAAAATTTACACCCATATCTTTCAAAATATTCCTTATTGTCCCGAAAAGGTACATATTGAAAGTTTCAGTCTCTATAACGACATTTTTATCCCTCAATTCCAACTTTTCCAATTTGGAACGCAGATCATTAAGGAGGACTTGGGCATCCGATAAATTCTGGGTATTTGTTGTCTCGCCTATTTCAACGGGGAGTGTATGACTTTTCTTTGTTGAAGAGCGGGATATTTTTGTGCGTTTATAAATCCCTGTGCCCGGCAAACCATTATTTATATATACTCCTCTTTTACCAACACTAACGGATGCGCCTTTTACACCAAACGAGGTGCTAATGCCTCCTTTACTTAAATTCAAATTTACGCCCGGAGCAATTTTAATTCTTTTTCTAAAGCTAACCATAGCATTGGATTATTCTGCGAAAGCGTGAAACAATAATATATCCAGTTTTGTAATCCGTTTTGTCGTGGCGGTCGTGTCGAGGTTGTGAGGCCGGGCCGCGTCTTTGATCGGATAATCGGGTGTCAGTATAAATCGTTCGGGTTGTTTTATCCTTGTACCGCCTTGCCAGCAACACCCTGCACATCCGCCGCAGCCCCTTTTTGGGCTAATAATTCGATCGTCTTTTGCTGGGAGGCGACAATATCCAATAATTTATCGATTCGTTCCGAATTTTTATCATTTTTTTCTTCAGGGACTTTATTATTTGCGAGCATTGGGCCTCGGTCAAGCACAAGCCACTCTAAACTTAAATCCGGAAATTTCTCTATAATTATTTTTGCCTTATCGACGCCAATAGTGTTTCCACTATCCAAAAAAGATGTAGATAGTCCGGTTATAGTATAAAATTTGTTCTTGCTAATTCCCTTACTATCAATATAATATTTTATTTTTTCTTTTGTTGTCATAAATTTTAATATAATTATTTTGTTTTTCTAAATAATTATTTAGATATTTGCATTGTAATTACAATAGTAATTACAAATATAATCAAAATAGCGAGATTATGAGAGAGATTAGGTACAGAGGTATAGGTATCGCAGAAAGGAAATGGGTATTCGGTTCCTTGTGGTTTGATACGCGCGATGGGGTAACCCTCATTTGGAGCGAAGAACTAAAATACTGGGTTCGGGTCGATCCCGCCACCGTCGGCCAGTACACGGGGTTGAAAGACGAACACGGTAAAGAGATTTACGAGGGGGGATATTGTGTTGCATTTCTCAAACAAATATGCAGAAGACGAATACGCCTTTTTGGTAAACACCGCCGGAATAGACCCGAAACATTTACACTACTATGTTGTTTCATGGAATAATACAGAGGGTGGATTTGGCTATGTTTTATTGAAAGAACTCCACACAAATAACCCCGATATGTGTGGTTTTAATCCGTGTCTCGGATTTCTCGTCGGCAATATCCACGATAACCCCGAATTGATTGAAAAACAAACCGCCGAAAGGCACAAAACTAACTAAGACTATGAACAGAATTAAATTGGGTGACAAAGTTCGCAGCACAGTGTCCGGATTCTCCGGAACGGTAACGGCAATATGCCACTATCTGTACAACGAATCGCAGTACTGTGTGAAACAGAATGCGCTTGTAAATGGCGATGAGAAAGTTTGTTGGTTTTCCATCGGAGAACTCACAACCGCCCCCGAATGCGAGATGGGCGAATGCGATAAGTAACAAATTTCCCGACCGGGTGGCACGTGGGCGGTTCAACTCCGCCCCCGGGAGCAAAACAAACACAGATTTTCAATTATGGCCGAATTAGTCCGAACCGTAAACTTTACCGAAACCTTTGCCGCGTTGAGGCTTGGCGAAAGCGTCGAGTTCAGCGTTGCCGAGTTTACCGAATCGAGCGTGCGGGCCAACGCCAGCCGCTACTGCAAGGGTAAAAACATCAAATTGTCGGTCTCCGCATTGAGGGGAACCGGCGTTATCAAAGTAACCCGTAAATCGTAATACCATGAACCACGAACCCCTTGACCGACTGCATTTGCAGCAGATAGCCGCCGCCTACGCTGCCGGGTATCGTATGGCCCGGGCGGAGCTGGCCGACGATACGAAATACTACACCCTCACACAATGCTACCGGAAATTCGGCCGTGGTACGGTCGATCGGTGGGCTACCGAGGGGCTGATTGAAATAATCAAAGACGGAACCCGCAATAGTAAGTGCCGTGTGCTGGCGGAACGTATAGAGCTGGTCGCCTCGCAAAGCAACCGCGCCAGCTGGTTCGACAATCACGAATAATCCGCAGCGATGGGAAAGATGTACAGACGATGGGACAAATTCGAGGTGCAGGACGTAATCGCCCGCTATCTGTCCGGCGAGGATGTGCAGGCAATCGCCGAGGAGTACGGACGATCGGTTCGCAGCATAGAGATGATGATATATCGGCAAGGGTTGCATCGTCGTGTAAAGTCACCGGTAAATGACCGCGCAAAACTGGACTGTATGCCCGATCCGTTCGAGTGGATGGGCGGAAAGGATCACCTATAAAAACCGTATGAAATGGAACAGACTTTCGAGCAAATGAAGGACGCGGCGAAAGAGGTACATCACCGATTTTACAAGTATTGCACCTCCTCGTTCAATGATATTGTTAATACCGACAATGTGCGAGATTTGCGCCGTGTCGTGATCCGTTATCGCGATTATGTTTCAGACCCTCGGGCAGCCCACTATATCCGTGAGAATTATGCGGATGTATTGGAGGCGCTGGGGCTGCGGATCCAGTTTTACATCGATGGCCGTGTACGGCTGTATTTGGCAAACTAATATCCCCGATTATGGAATGGAACAACCACCCCTTTGAAAAAGACACGCCCGTAAGGACGTTTGGCAGCCGCAGCGAGTTGGCGGCCTGGGACGCCGAGAATTGCGATCGGTGCATCAAGCACGACGAATGCGAGCTGTGCGATGCGATCATGGCGGCGTACATCGGCGACGGGCGGGTACCGCTGTGGGTCGCCAAGCGGATCGGATGTCTATATGACCCGCTCTATTTGTCCGCCAGTCTCGAAAGCACGTGCAGGGAGCGCCGGACGGAGGAGGAACGAGATTTTCCATTTTAACCATAAAAACACGATATAATTATGAATAAGCCTGACACATGCCCCGGGTACTCCGCCGACATCGATACGGAATACAACAGGGTGACGGAGAACGGAACCAAGGTGTGCGGATCGTGCAATTGCTTCAAGTATGAAGACGCCAACGGGTATGGTGAATGCGAATACCACGATGTCCCCGAAAGCTATTTCGAAGCTCGTCACTGCTCCGATTACTGTGGGAATTGGATTCCGAAAACTAAATGAGTAAGAAAATTTAAGGTTGGGAAATTATGGCAAGACCGAGAAAACTAAATGCGGACTGGTTCCCGCACGACGTAAACGAACGAAACAAACCGATGGTAAAGGCCATTCGGCGCAAGTTTTCACACTTGGGGTATGCGGTATGGACTTATTTGCAGGAAACGCTGACCAGTAGCGATTTGTTCCGCATCAAGTGGGACGATGTGACCGTCGAGTTGCTGGCGGCCGATTACGACGTTGAACCGGAGGATCTGATAGCGATAGTAGAATATGCTGTCAAAATCGGCCTGTTGGAAATCGGGGATGGGTTTATTTTCTCCGCCGAACACCGTAACGGCCTGAAACCTTTGCTATTAAAGCGCGAGCGCGATTTGCTTTTCCTTGATAATAAGGCAAAAAGCAAAACAGACGCAGGGGGCGCGGAAATTATCGACGCCGAAAATGAGCCGAAAACAAGCGAAAACACAACGAAAAAGGAGCGAAACCCCAAAAATGAAATGATTTTCGACGCTGAAAATGTTGAAAAAACAGAGCCGGCGGGAGTTTTCGACGCCGAAAACAGGCGGAAACAGGGTTTTTCGTCAATTATCGGCGAATTTCCTTTTTTTAAGAGTAAGAGTAACAGTAAGAGTAATACACACACAGTAATCCCTACATGGAAAGGGGGTGTGGGGGAAAACCAAACCGCCGAGTTCCTCGACTGGCTCGATTCGGCCTATCCCGAAATCGCAGCGATGGCCGAACCGATCACCGAGGAGCAGGCCCGCGACATTCTGGCCAAGTTCAGTGCCGAGGATATAAACCGCATCATCGCGGCAATGGACAACAAAGGGGCGTACAGGAACAAATCCGCATACTCGACGTTTGCCTCGTTCGTGGCTCACGACATCATCATCAAGAGCCGCAAAGCCGACACGGGCCGCAAATACACGTACAACGAGGTGATCGCCGAGGTGGACGGAGGCCGGGGGGCGTGGGACGATTTCCAGTTCCTCGCAATGCCCGACGGCACGAAGTACTGGATGCGTAAAATCGACATAGCCGCAATACAAGCATGAGACGAAGATCGACCAACAACACCGACACGATGACCGCAAGCGAATTTAGACGGCTTATTTCCGGCGATCTCCCCCGAAATAGTATAACTACACCGATCGGCAATCGAAAGGTCTTAAACGCGACGAAAACAGAGGAAAACGGGGTAATCTTCGACAGCCGACTCGAACGCTACATGCACGATCTGCTGAAATCGCACGGAATAGGCTTTCTGTTTCAAAAGCGCTACACCCTGCAAGAGCCGTTCACCTACAACGGGGAGAACGTTCGGGCGATCACCTACACGCTGGACTTCTACCTGCCGGATTACGACATGGCGATCGACACCAAGGGCATGGCCACCCAGCAGGGCAAACTCCGCATCAAGATGCTGAAGCGCCTGTTTGCCGACCTTGGCCGCACCACCACGATCGAGTTGCCCCGCACAAAAGACGAATGCGCCGCGCTGGTGGCTCGGCTGACTTCAAACCGATAAAACGAAAGCTATGCAGATCAATACCACCTACAACATGGATGCGCTTGCGGCGGCCCGACTGCTGCCGGACGGTTGCGTGGACTGCATCGTCACTTCGCCGCCGTACTACGGGCTGCGCGACTACGGTGTAGACGGTCAGATCGGGCTGGAAGAAACGCCGGAGGTTTTCATCGATCATCTTGTGACGGTATTCCGCGAACTGTGGAGAGTACTCAAGCCGGAGGGGACGTTGTGGGTGAATATGGGCGATAGCTATGCCGGTAGTAACCGCGGTGCTGACGATGTCAAACCCAAGGACTTGATCGGGATCCCGTGGATGCTGGCGTTCGCCCTACGTACTGATGGCTGGTACTTGCGTCAGGACATTATTTGGCACAAGCCGAACCCGATGCCCGAGAGCGTGACGGATCGCTGCACCAAGGCGCACGAGTATATTTTCCTTTTCAGCAAATCGGCCCGCTATTACTTTGATGCCGAGGCGATCAAGGAGCCAGCGACCGGGTGGAACGGATCGAAATTCGAGGATGGCAAGAACCTGATCAACCATCCGAACGTCGGCAAGAACCGGCAGCGCAAGCCGGCAGGATGGGACACGGGGAAAGGCGGCCACGGATCATTCCATCGCTCCGGTCGTGCGGAAGCGATTGAATACACCGAGATAGCGCCGGAAGCTTCAACGACGCGCAACAAACGAAGCGTGTGGACAGTTCCCCCGCAGCCGTTCAAAGAGGCCCATTTCGCCACGTTCCCCGAGGATTTGATCGTGCCGTGCATCCTTGCCGGGTGTCCCGCCGGTGGCCTCGTACTCGACCCGTTCAACGGCTCCGGCACCACGCGCATCGTGGCCAATAAACTCGGCCGCAATGCTATCGGTTTCGAATTAAATCCCCAATATATCGAAATAGAGAACAGACGCCGCAGTAAAGAGCTGGGGATATTTGAAAGCATTACGCTATGATCCGCTTTCTGTACATAGACCTCTTTTGCGGCGCCGGTGGAACATCTACAGGCGTTGAGGCGGCACGGTTGCACGGCGAGCAGGTCGCCAAGGTGATCGCGTGCGTCAATCACGATGCCAACGCGATCGCTTCGCACGCGGCCAACCATCCCGACGCGCTGCACTTTGTCGAAGACATCCGCACGTTGAACCTCGACCGGATGCTGGCCCATGTCGAAGCCATGCGGAAACAATACCCTGCCGCCCGCGTGGTGTTGTGGGCGTCGCTGGAGTGCACCAACTTCTCGATCGCTAAGGGCGGCCAAAGCCGCGACGCCGACAGCCGCACGCTTGCCGAGCACCTTTTCCGATACATCGACGCACTGCGGCCCGACTACATCCAAATCGAGAACGTCAAGGAGTTCATGACGTGGGGGCCGCTCGTGGTGAAAGTCGTCGAGGCATCGGCCGGTCATGGCGAATACTGTCCACTGGCGATAAAGACCGAGGGCACCGGCAAACACAAGCGCCGCACCATCGCCCCCGTGTGGGTGCCCGATGCCGCCCATCGCGGCGAGCATTACCGCCGGTGGGTGGATCGCATTTGCGCGGACGGAGGCTATCGGTTCGACCACCGCATCCTCGATTCGGCGGACTTCGGGGCCTACACCTCCCGCCGCCGGTTCTTCGGGATTTTCGCCGCCGGCCGGCTGCCCATCGTTTTCCCGACGCCCACCCATGCCAAGAAGCCCGCCCCCAACTTGTTCGACGCCCGCGCTAAGTGGCGCCCGGTTCGTGACGTGCTGGACTTGCACGACGAGGGCGCCAGCATATTCGGCCGCAAAAAGCCGCTGGTGGATGCAACCTTCGAGCGCATACACGCCGGGCTGGTGAAGTTCGTCGCCGGTGGCAAAGAGGCGTTCATGGTCAAATACAACTCCATGAGCCAAAGCGGCAAATACGTCGCGCCAGGCATCGACGATCCATGCCCGACGGTTGCGGTGCAGAGCAGGCTCGGCGTGGCAAAGGCGTGTTTCCTTGCCAAGCATTTCAGCGGATCACCGGCCGACCGTGCCATCAGCATCGACGGGCCGGCGCACGCCATCACAACGGTAGATCATCACGCGCTGGTCTCCGGCAACTTTCTGACGGCGTACTATGGTAACGGATACAACTCGCCAGTCGAGGCACCGGGGCCGACCGTAACGACAAAAGACCGGTTCCAACTGGTGCAGCCTCGGTTTCTGAATATGCAATACGGTAACGGAGGAGCGGTATCTGTCGAGGAGCCGGCCGGTACGGTAACGACGACTCCGAAGCACCACCTCGTTACGTGTCGCCTGGCGATCCCCGCCCGCAAGGGTCGCTATCTGCTGAATCCGCAATACACGTCCAAGTGTGGCAGCATCGAAACGCCGTGCTTTACGTTGATCGCCCGCATGGACAAAATATCGCCCTACATCGTCACAACGGAGCGCGAGGGTCAGCAGGTCGCTCCGTTTATCCGCCGCGAGGGCGATACGCTGATCTACGAGGTATATACCACAGACAGCCCGATCGTGGTGCAGATAAAGGAGTTCATGGCGCTGTACGGGCTGGTCGATGTGAAGATGCGAATGTTGAAGATTCCCGAACTGAAACGCATCATGGGTTTCCCCGCCAACTACAAGCTGGTAGGCACACAGGCCGAGCAGAAGAAGTTCATCGGCAACGCTGTTGAGGTTACAATGGCCCGCGTGATCTGCGAAGCACTGGGGCGTATGATTTTGGATTTTGAAAATGCAGCATGATATGAAAAGTATAAATTTATTCGGCCAAGAGGAGCACGTGTTCACGAATCGCGGAAAGTCGCAAAAAGGGCTTTTCAACGATTACGAGGGCTTTGTGGAAAAATTCAAGCCCAAGAAAACGACCGACGACTGCTATACACCTCCAGCGGTGTACGACTATGTTTTGCAATATGTAGCCGATCATTGCGATATCGACGGAATGACCGTTGTCCGCCCGTTCTATCCGGGTGGTGATTACGAGAGCCTGGTCTATCCCGATAATTGCGTGGTGATCGACAACCCGCCCTTTTCGATCATCGCTCAAATTGTCCGGTTCTATCTGAAACGAGGGATCAAGTTTTTCCTGTTTGCCCCGCATCTGACATTGTTCAGCGCTGACCTTGACTGTACACGGATCGTATGCGGCGCCGCTATCGTTTACGAAAACGGGGCAAAAGTAAATACATCTTTTTTGTCCAATATGTTCGGCGAAGCCGGTGTAATAGGTGATCCTGTGCTATATGAGGGGATCGACGCCATTTGCTCGGCGCCGAAAGCGGAATTACCGAAATACAAATACCCGGACTGCGTGCTAATGGTTTCGGATGTAGCGTACATCGTGAAAAACAAGGGTGAGATAAGGATAGACAAGCGGGAAATGCTGCACCGCTCTGCACTCGATGCTCAAAAAAAGCACGGGAAAACGATTTACGGTTCCGGTTTTTTAATCTCACATACCGCCGCCGAAAGAGTTGCCGCCGAAAGAGCAGCGGTGAAAAAAGAGGCTATAGTGTGGGAGTTATCCGAACGAGAGATGCGGATCGTTGAAAAATTAAGCGGGCAATAAATGGAACCAGCCAACCCTTTGCACGCCGAGATACGGCGCCACGTCCGCGAGGTACAACGCACCCGCCGGACTACAAACAGGATGCCCGCCGACGCTCTGGTCATACGCGACGGACTTATGCTGAAAACGCGGTTTTCCCAATCCCTCACCGCTTTTCGTGCCGTATTGGAGGAAATGGTCGCGTTGAGGTTGATAGAGATAGGTCGAACTATAAACGATACCTACGTGCGGGTTATTGAAGATTGATCGATCACCAAATGCAGCAAAAATTATTCTGAAATGGATATGAAAAAACGGATAATACGAGTATTCCCAACCAAGACGAATGCTACGCCAACCGACGAGCTGGTACGTATCCGCGAAACTCCGTCCTTTTTCGACGAAGCGGACGAGGTGCACGTTTCTGTAACGTTCACCTGGGACATACCGATCGCTGAATGGCTGGCGAAACAATGGGAGCCGGTTGCAACGGCAATGGGCCAATCCGACAATCACGATCTGTAACTGTATAAAACACTTTGGTAGATGAAAATAATCGTAACATTTTCCGGAGGAAAGGATAGCCTTGCGGCGCTGTTGTGGGTGCGCGAGCATATTACCAAGAACTTTACCACCGTGTTCTGCGATACGGGTTGGGAGCATCCACTGACCTACGAGTACATCAATCGCATCGCCGACCGGCTAAACCTCGACCTCGTAACGCTCAAGTCGCCCAAGTATGATGGGATGGTCGGTTTGGCCAAGCAGAAAAAGCGTTGGCCGTCCACCCGTGCCCGATTCTGTGCCCAAGAGTTGAAAACCAAGCCGTGCATCGACTATGTGCTCGACAACGTACAGGATAATATGCTGATGATCCAAGGCATACGCGCGGCGGAATCTCCGAACCGTGCGGCTATGTCAAAGCAATGCACGTACTTTAAGTACTATTTCGAGCCATACGGTTATGATAAAGCGGGCAAACCAAAGATGCACACCTATCGCGGTCACGACGTGCGGGTGTTCCGAAAGCAATACGCTGACGATCTACTGCGTCCCGTATTCGATTGGTCGGCGCAGCAGGTGATTGACTACATCCTCTCGGCGGGGCTTGAACCCAATCCGCTCTACACGATGGGCTATAAACGTGTAGGGTGCTGGCCGTGCGTCATGGCGAGCCAGCGGGAATTTCCCGCCAATCTCCGGATCGCATCGAGCAGATTACCACGCTGGAGCATGACCTGAAGTCATCGTTTTTTGGACCGGGTAAAATCCCCGCCCACGCGATTACCAGCGGCGAGAAATATCCGACAATAAACGATGTCGTGCGCTACGTCCAATGGCAGAACGCGACGGGCAGTTTGTTCGACGACGATACGGCGACCAGTTGTATGAGCTTTTACGGATTATGTGAGTAAAAACCTTTCAAAAATGAAATAATCATGGGAAATTTAACACTCAAAGAATTGGGGCGACGCGCATTTGAAACCGCCAAAGCGAAAGGGTTCCACGATGAACCGATCGACATCCCCCGCGCTTTAATGCTGACCGTTTCGGAACTCGCCGAGGCGCTGGAAGCCGATCGTAAGAACAAACGGGCCGACTTATCGGCTTTTTTCGATAAGGAACCCTGTGAAATCTTTCCGTTCCGTGAAAAGTTCGAGGTACACGTTAAAGACACGTTCGAGGACGAGCTGGCCGACGCGACCATTCGCCTGCTTGATTTATCCACCGCACTCGGCATCAATCTCGAAATGCACGTTCTGCTGAAAATGCAGTACAACGAGGGCCGAGGATATAAGCACGGGAAACGCTATTGACTATGTGGAGGCTGACAGACACCAGCGCCATGCCATACGGCAAATACAAGGGGCGTCCCATGTCGGGCGTCCCCGCCGATTACCTGCTATGGCTCCATGAGAACGGCAAATGTTCGGAAAGTGTAGCGCGGTACATTGAGGAGCACAAGCCCGCCATCGAGCAACGCAGGGACACCGAGGCTGCCGATCGGAAGCAGAAGACGGCCGACCGTATGCCATTCGGCAGCTACAAGGGCGAAGTAATAGCGAAAGTCCCTGCCGAGTATCTACTGGCCATGTATGAGAGTGGCAAGTGTCCCGCGAATGTGCAGGAGTATGTCGAGCAGAACATGGCGGAGTTGCATCTGCGGGCCGAAAGAGATGGCAGGTGCAGGAATGCGTTGAAATCAATGTATTTATAATTTTTTTTTGGATTATGAAAAAAAGCGACAAAGACTTGGCGAACGACATCCGACGACGGGCGAACGCGGCTAATGTATCCATTTCGAAGTTGTGCCGCGAGGCCGGCGTATCGCGACAGTGGTATGAGGATCTAAAACGCCGGACGCCCCAGCCGGTGGATTTGTACCTCAAAATCGACGAGAAACTGAAAGAATACGAACGAGGTAAGGCGGCCACCCACACAGCGGACGCTCCCCTGCAATAATCTGACGTTATGGAGATCAAGATCACACAGGAAAAGCGCGACGAGGTAGAGCGAATACAAAACGAGTTTCGCAGCAAGCTATCCCCCAATGAAATATTACGCGGCACAGCGCAAGGCGTCAATAGTGCGCTTACGCGCTCGATACCCCGCATAAACAAGCGGATAAAAGAGCGGTACAATATATCGCAGAAATACCTATCACGCCAGGCGGTAGTGTCACCCAAGGCTAACAGCGGCAGCTTGTACGGTGGCATCAAGATAAACGAAAACCGGCTACCGGTTATCGCATTCAAGCCAAAGCAATCGGGATCCTCGATTTCGGTGGCAATCCACAAGGGCAAGACAACCATGATCCGCCACGCCTTTGTCGCGACCATGTCCAGCGGGCACAAAGGGGTGTTTTCTCGCGGCCGCTATCAAAAACGTATAGGCTTCGTGCCCGGGCGAGAAAAGACGGCCAGCGGTAAGATACGCATCACAGAACTGATGACGGCCTCGCCGTTCACAATGGGCATTTCGCCGGACGTGCGGACGGACGTTGCGGAGTTTATGGGCAACGAGGTAACAGCCCGCGTCCACGGAATACTAACCAGTTGCGTGAACAAAATCGCGGCAAAAAACGGATGACATGAAACGGATAATACAGCACGGAAACAGTAGTAAGATGGCGATATATGTACGGAAATGCCCTTGCGGATGTCAATTTGAGTATGGCGCCGCCGATGTGGATGAAACCTTTTTCGATCCAAGAGATCGCGTAACGATGTGGTATGTAGAATGTCCCGAATGCGGAGATAAAACCGGATTTGAGAAACCCGATCCGGTAAGGTACGAACAAGAATGATTTTATAGGTTCTTCCTGGTCCCTACATCGGGGGTAGTCGGCATCGCGTTTTTTCGCCAGTCAGCAGGAAAAAATTATCATAGCAGGTAGCAAGCAGATACGAATGAAGAAAAAAGCGCCCAAAGGTTGGGTTAAAATATCTGATTTCGAAGAAACAACCGGAATAAGCGCCAAGACCATAACAGCGGCCATAAAGCGCGGATATATACCGGACAATTTCGCGGATGTCGTCGGGACGTCCGCGACTTCGCCGTATTACCTGAACCCACAACAGGCCGCCGTATGCTGGTATAAGTCGCTGAACTCGGCGCACCCCAACCAACGCAAGGTCCGCAACGCGCTGGCGGGCTACATCAAAACCTTTGATAAAGCGGTGATCGAGCCGGAACCGACGGCCAAGGCTGTGGCAACTGCTACGATGACCTACGAGGACGCCCAATTACAGGAAAAAATCGCCAAAGCCAGGATCGCCGAGCTGGAATTACAGGAAAAAGAGGGTGCGCTGGTGTCGCGCGAGCGCATAAATGCCCAACTTTTCGCCGCCGGCAAGGAATTGCGCGACACATTGCTCGCAATCCCCGACCGAATAACGGACGTGGTTATGGCGGAAGACAATCGGGCAATCGTTCACAACACGATATACGACGCGATCGCCGATGCGTTGCAGAAGCTCGCGGATTTTCAAACAAGAATCGACCAATGACAGCCATTTTCAACGAGATAACCAAGTTTTTCCAGGGCTTACGACCGCTCGACCGGATCACGGTGTCGCAATGGGCGGACAAATACCGGTTTTTGTCGCCGGTCAGCTCTGCCGAATCGGGCCAATACCGGACGAGCCGCACCCCCTACCTGCGCGACATCATGGATTGCTTGAGCGTTCACGACTCGCACCGCAAAATTGTCTTCGTAAAGGCCGCGCAGATCGGAGGAACCGAGGGCGCCAGCAACTTCGTAGGCTATGCTATGCACATCGCGCCGGCGCCCACCATGTTCGTACAGCCGACCGACAAAATGGTCGAACGGTTGTCCAAGGGACGCATCGACCCGCTGATCGAGAATTGCCCCGAACTGAAGCAGCGCGTGGCTCCGGCCAAGAGCCGCGACAGCAACAACACGATCACGCAAAAGAATTTTCCCGGCGGTCTGCTGCTGATGGTCGGCGCCAACAGCGCAGCGGGGTTACGGTCTGTCCCTATCCGGAATTTGATTTTGGACGAGGTGGACGCTTACCCGCAGGACTTGGACGGCGAGGGATCGCCGATCGACTTGGCGATCGCCCGTACTCGAACCTTTCCAAACCATAAAATTTTCATGTTGAGTACGCCCACCATCGAGGGACTTTCGGCAATCGAACGGGAATTTTTGGAAACCGATCAAAACTACTATCATGTCCCGTGCCCGCACTGCGGCGTTATGCAGCCGCTGGTATTCGCAAATCTCAAGTGGGAGGAGGGCAAGCCCCAAACAGCAAAATACAAGTGCAACCATTGCGGCGAATTGATCGCCGAGCGGCACAAGATCACCATGTTAGCAAACGGCCAGTGGGTACCCGCCAAGCCGGAAAATGTAAATCACGATGTGATTGGCTTCCATCTTAATAGTCTCTATTCGCCCTACGGGTGGCATAGCTGGGAACAGATCGCGCGAGATTTCATTGCGGCCAAGGAGAACCCGAGCAAATTAAAGGTTTTCGTGAATACAACCCTCGGGCAGACGTGGGCGGAAAAGGGCGAGGCGCCGCCGTACAAAAATCTTTACAACCGCCGCGAGCAGTACAAAACCAACCATGTGCCCGCCGATGTGTGCTTCCTCACCGCCGGTGTCGATGTACAGCGCGACCGCCTGGAGTTAGAGATTGTCGGCTGGTGTGCCGACAAACGCAGCTATTCGATCGACTACCGCGTAATCGAGGGGGACACGGCCGGAACCGCCGTATGGGACGATTTGGCAGCCGTCGTGGGTGAACGGTGGCCGCGCAAGGACGGGATGGAGTTTCCTATCCGAATGATGGCGGTGGATACCGGCTACAACACGACGCACGTCCATACCTTTTGCCGCCGGTTCGTCGGTGATCGCGTCATACCGATCAAGGGTCAGGATCACCTCGGCATGGCGTTTTCACCACCCAAGCAGGTGGACATCACCAAGGCGGGTAAAAAGGTCGGAAAGATGCGCCAGTGGAATATCGGCGTGTCATTCCTCAAAACGGAGTTATACGCCCACCTGCGGCTGGAAAAGGACGAGAACGGCATCCCTCCGCCGAACTATTGCCATTTTCCCGAATATGACGAACACTATTTCCGTGGCCTTACCGCCGAGGAGCAGGTTGTCAAGGTGGTGCGGGGGTACCGAAAGTTGCAATGGGTGAAGCGGTACGAGCGCAACGAACCGCTTGACTGTCGTGTCTATGCTCGGGCTGCTGCGGCTATCCTCGGGCTGGATCGGTTGAACCCACAGCGTTTGGCGCAGATGGGTGGTGCAACCGCAAAAAAGAGAGACGCTCGTAACGACGAAAGCACCGGGCGCCGTCGAGGTGGCAGTTTTTGGGATGATTGATATACCGAGATGTCGGTATATTTAGAAAAGGTTTACCGAGAACTCGGTAAACCTTTTCGCGTGGTATTGTGAATGTAAAACACCTCTCATAAATTCGTTGCAAATCGTTACGCTGCCATGTCTTTTACAATCGAACAATATACCGCGCTCAAGGAGGCCATCGCCACCGGTGCGACAACCATAACCTACGGCGACAAAACCGTGAGCTATCGGTCGCTTGCCGAGATGAAAGATTTGGTTCGAATGATTGAGGAGGAGTTGTTTCCGGAACGCCGCTTGCGCCGTCGTCGCCTCGCTTGTATTGACCGAGGCTATTTCAGCAAAAGATGAGAATTTCATTTGAAATATCGCGTAGCCGTAAAAAACGGGCCTATGAGGCGGCCGACAAAGGCCGTCGCGGCAAGGCGTTCCGGTTGGCAAAGTCCACGAGTGTCAATAGCGAAGTATCGGCCGCGCTGGTTACGTTGCGGGATCGTTCCCGTAATATGGTCCGTAACAACGGATGGGCGCGGCGGGCTGTCGAAGCGATCACCAAGCACACGATCGGCGATGGCATCCAGCCGGCGCCTGACGCCGATTTGGCAACTTGCCAACTCGTAAAACGACTTTGGAGCAAATGGGCCAATTCGACCGCCTGCGACTGGTATGGCAAAACGACATTTTACGGGTTGCAGGAATTAGCGATGCGGTCCATCGCTGAGAGTGGCGAAGTGTTGATTTTGAGACGCTGGGTCATGCCCGACGACAACAACCCGCTACCGCTCCAGTTGCAAGTTTTGGAGGGCGACCAGCTCGACCACACCCGAAATGGCAGCAACGATATGGGTTATTGTCGGCTTGGGGTTCAATTCAGCAAAGAGGGGCGCCTGCTCGGTTACTGGCTTTTTGATTACCACCCCGGCGACAGCTTTATCGTTGCACCGGCGCTTGCCAGCAAGTTTTACCCCAAGGAGGATGTGCTACATGCTTTCGAGGTGTTGCGGCCTGGACAGGTCCGAGGCTTGCCGATCGGAGTGTCGGCGTTTATGAAAACGAGCGATTTTTCCGACTACGAGGATGCCCAGCTCGTAAAGCAAAAGGTGGCCGCGTGCTTCGCCGCATTTGTATTGGGGTCGGAAGATGACGGTGGCGAGGATGGTGCGATAGGTATCGAGCGCTTGGAGCCTGGCATCGTCGAACACCTCGGAGCTGCCGAATCGGTAGAGTTCGCCAATCCGCCCAGCGTGTCCGATTACGATGCTTACGCCAGCCGCATATTGCAGGGAATGGCCGCTGGCTATGGCATCACCTACGAAATGCTGACGATGGATTATAGCCGTGTGAATTTTACCTCGGGGCGCATGGCGAAAATCGACGTTACGGCCAACTTCAAAAGCTGGCAGTATTTTATGATCGTACCGCAGATTTGTGCCCCCGTGTGGAATTGGTTTATCAGCGCGTGTATGATCAAGGGAGAGTTGTCCCGATATATATCCGCCGACTGGACGGCACCTCGCATTCAGCAGCTCGATCCGCAGCGCGAGACCGCCGCACAGGTCGATAGGATCAAGGCCGGTCTTGCGACGATCAGCGAGACGATCCGAGAGATGGGGCGCGAACCCGAGGAGTTTTTCAAAGAATATAAACAGGACATCGACCGGCTGGCCGAGTTGGGTATTACCATTGACAGCGTGAATACCGCCGCTACGGTCGTCCAAAAAGAAAATAGCAATGGCAAAACAGGAAACGAATAACCGCACCATGGGCGTGCTGTACGGGCGGGCGCTCGTGCAGCCTACGACCATCGACCAGGAGGCCCGCGAGGTAGATGTCGTTTGCGCGACCGAAAAAATGGTTACGCGCTTCAGCTGGGACGAAGACTACGACGAAATGCTGGTCTGCGAAGCATCCGCCGTTCGAATGGACCGCGCAAATCAGGGGCTTCCGCTTTTGGACTGTCATAATTCGTACTCGGTGCACAGCCAAGTCGGTCGCACGGTCAAGGTGTGGATCAACGAATCGCGCCAGCTTTGCGCTCGCGTTCGTTTCTCCAGCCGTCCCGAGGTGGCCGGACTGTTCCAGGATGTGGTGGACGGGATCGTCAAAGGGATCTCGGTCGGCTACGAAATCTACAAGTTCGAGCGCGAGGAGCGCCCAAACGGTGCACGGCCTATCTACCGGGCTACCGACTGGATGCCGATCGAAATTTCCCTCGCTCCAGTACCCGCCGACATCGACAGCGGCATCCGCACAGGACAACAGCAGCATCCGGTCGAAATCATAAACAAACGAATCACAAATACCACCACCAACATGAAAAAAACGAGAGCAACAGAAACAGGTAAGACCATGGAGTACGTCGTCGAGGGCGATCCCGTAAAGCAGGGAGACATCGTAACCGTTGATGGCGTTAAGGGCGTTGCCCTTTCCGATGGCGAAGTGGGCGATACCATTACACTCACACTGATTGAGGAAGAGGTCACGCCGACTGACTCCGACGAAGCCAAAACGAACGAGGATGTAGTTGCAGCGGCCGAGGATGCAGCAGCCGCAGCCGAGGATGCAGCCGCAGCTGCTAAAGATGCCGCAGCTGCGGTAACTGAAGCTACCGGAGGAACGGAACAGACAGAAGAGAACCGCAAGCGAACGCAAGCGATCCAGCAAATGGCCCGTGCCGCTGGCCTTTCCGCCGATTACGCGCTGGCACTGGTCGGTACCGATCTTACCGTGGAGCAGTGCAGCACCGCGATTATGCGACGGCTGGCTAAACGAAGTCAGGAAAACGGCGTGAACGGTAACCATAGTGTCCGTGCGACCGGCTTGGATGCTGGCACCAAGAAGCGTATGGCCGTGGAGAACGCACTGCTGCACCGCATTTATCCGTCCAAGTTCTCGTTGGACGCCGGCGCCCGCGAATTTCGCGGCATGACCATGGTAGAGATCGGGCGCGAACTGTTGTCCGAGCGCGGTATCAACACCCGAGGCTTGGATCGTTCCGAAGTGGCCAAAATGGTTTTCAACCGTGCGCACAGCACCAGCGACTTTCCGCTGTTGTTCGAGGGTGTGATCAACAAGATGTTGCGGGCACAGTATGAGTTCGCACCGGAGTTTTGGGACAAAATCGCCCGACAGACCAGCGTGGACGATTTCCGTGCACGCGGTCTTTACTCGGCCGGTGTCGCCAATGGCATGAAGAAGATCCCCGAGGGTGGAGAAATCAAGTACACAACGCTTAAGGAAAGCAAGGAGCAGATCCGCGTCGAGACGTTCGGCGAGGGCATCAGTTACACCCGGCAGGCGTTCATCAACGATGATTTGGGCGTGTTCTCGATCATCCCGTCGGCATTCGTCCGCCATTGGGATATGCTCCGTGGAAACCTCGTGTGGGGTCTGCTGACCGACAACGTGAAGATGTCCGACGGCAAGGGGATTTTCGATGCTACCCACGGCAACCTCCTCACGGGTGCCAGCAGCGCATTAAGCGAGGAGAGTCTTGCGGCGGCAAAGACGGCGATGATGAAGCAGAAAGACATCGCGGGACAGATTATTCGCATGGTGCCACGTTACCTCATTGTGTCACCTGAGAACGAGATGATGGCCAAAAAACTGGTAACAGCGACAACGCCCGTCAAGTTCGAGGACGTGAACGTTTTCGCCGGTGCGTTCGACGTGATCGTCGAGCCGCGATTGACCGATCCAAAAGCTTGGTATCTGATGGCCGACCCGTATGCAGTGGATAGTCTCTACTACGCATACCTGGAGGGCAACGAGGGTCTGCGTGTGGACAGCACAGAGGAGTTCAAAACCGACTCCATGGACTATGCCGTCCGTGGCGATTTCGGTGCTGCGGCGATCGACTATCGTGGCATCGTGAAAGCAGCGGGGAAATAGCGTAACGGCAAACTTCCCGCAGGGGCGGAATTTATCGTGCCTGCCCCTATTTTAAGCAAAAACTAAAAATACAGAGCAATGAAAAACTTCATCCAGGATGGTAAGACCATCGAGTATAAAGTCGCAGAAACTGCGATCAAGAGCGGTGATGTACGCGTAATCGGTGACGTCGCTGGTGTTGCCGTTACTGACGGCGCCGTGGACGAAACCGTCGTGTTGAACGTTACGGGCGTGTACGAATTGGCCAAAGGTACCGGTGCAATCACGCAGGGCCAAAAGGTGTATGCTGCTGCCGACGGTTCCGGTATTGTGGCAACGGCCGAGGATAACAAGGCTGTCGGATGCGCTTGGGAGGCTGCCGACGCAGGCGATACCACGGTGTTGGTCAAGTTGAACGTATAACCTCCGAGCGTATGAACAACCGATTTGACAGGATGGCCAAAATAGCATCTTCGACCATTTCCAACCTTATGGGCGAACCCGCTGTTTGGCTATCCCCAAATCGGGGAAATATTCCCGGACGGGCGTTGTTCAAGGACCCGAGCGAACCCACGCAGATCGGAGACTCCGAGGGCTACGAATATAGACCGAGCACGGCCACCGCAGAGTATTACGAAGGTAATTTCGTCGGGCTGAAGCAAGCCGTGGATGCCGAAACGACCGAATACCTCGAAATACGTGGAAAACGGTATTTGATTACTGCGGTGGACACCAAATTTGACGGAAAAACCTATGTGGCGCATTTGACACCGCACGCCGAAAGCGAAGAATAGATCATGGAGCAACCAATGACAACCAAGGCAGACGCCAGCATGTCCCCTTACGAAAGGTATGAGGACGAGCTGGTCACGTTGTTGCAGATGCCGGGTGTCGATGTCAAGCCGTTACCCAAGATCGAGGCTCTGGAGTTGCCGCGTCAGACCGAGAAACCGCAGATTTTCGTGCTGGTAAACGGTACGGAGTTCGCCGAACGCGAGGAGTTGGCCGTCGTGGCTCAACTGGGAACCGTTCAATGCGAACTATTCATCCGCGCGAAAAACCGGCGGGGAAAACTGGGTCTTTTTGATGTTTACGAGGCGGCGAAATCCCGTCTTTTGGGGCATCGGATGCTGGGTGCGAAAACACCCATTTACTTTAATTCGTTCGGCTATGTTTCGGGCCTGCACAACTATTGGCAATATGCGCTTACATTTTCATTTGCAGCCTATACTGTCGAAGCAGACCGCCCCGATAGTGTGCCGACGATCAAGGAAATCAAAAACGAATTTACTGAAAAATGAAAAAGTACGAGGTAGTAAGTCCTTACGTTGTTTTCAGCGTTAAGGCCGGCGCAGGTCGAAAGGAGTACGCGTTGAAAAAAGACGATGCCGTCGAGTTGCCAGAGAATGACATCGCGGTTCGTGCGATGGTAGCCCGCCGCCAAATCAAAGAGGTGGCTGCGACAACTGTCGAACCGGCTGACAGCAAAAAGAAATAGCCGGATAAATACAAACCACGCCGGAAACGGTATAACAATTTTATGACATGGCAGATTTTTTACATGGTATAGAGCACATCAACGTCACCAGCGACACGGTGCCCGTGAACGACATCGTTACGGCGGTTATCGGGCTGGTGGGTACAGCGGATAAGGGCGACACTAACGTCCTCACGTTGTGCAAGAGCGCGGCGGACGATGCCGCATTCGGTACAAAAGGAACCATCCCCGAAGCACTTAAGGCGATCCGCATGCAAGACAGCACTGCCGGCAGCGCCTTGGTGTTTGTCGTCAAAGTAAAGGATGCCACCGCCGAGATCACCGGCGCCGACATTGTGGGTACGGTTTCCGAAACGGGTGAGCGTACAGGTCTTAAACTGTTTGAGACCGCAGGAAACAAATACGGCTTTGAACCGATGATCTACATCGCACCGCGATATTCCGCATTGGATGCAGTGAAGCAGGAGTTGATTGTCATTACTGAGAAAACCGAGGCGATGGCATATATTGACACACCCGACGGCTGGGGCTTCAACCAAGCCATTGAGTCGCGCGGTGCGGAGGGTGACTTTGCCACACTCAAAGCCGGGCAAAAGCTTCTTTTCCCGCATGTCCTTGTTGCGAACCCGGAATATAACCCGGATGTCGAGGACCCAGGGGAAAGATACCTCACGCTCCCGGTGTCAGCTTACGCGGCGGGTTTGCGGGCCAAAGTCGATTTAACAGAAGGATGGCATGTGTCATCGTCGAACCACGCCTACACGGGGATCGAGGGTACCGACGTGCCCATCACGTTCGCGCTCTCAGATAAAACATGTGAGGCCAACCTGCTGAACGCACAAGGCATCACGACAGTTGTTAATATGTACGGCAACGGCATTGTGGAATGGGGAAACTACACCGCAGCGTTCCCCAGCACCACCACTCCCGACGCGTTCGAGTGCGTTCGCCGGTCACTGATGATCATGAAGCGTTCGATCACGATGGCCTGCGCCCAGTTTATCGATGTTAAGCAGGTAAAACAGGCCGACATCGACCTGGTTCGCAACATCGTGAACCAGTACTACAACCGGCTGACAGCCGAAGGTAAGATCGTTTACGGGCAGTGCTTTTTCGACCCTGCGAAGAATCCGGCCACCGAGTTGGCACAGGGATACGTCACGTTTTCCAACGAGTGGACGCCCGCCGTGCCTATGCAGCGCATGACGTTCGACCACAAAATCGACATTAACAAACTCTCAACCATCGAATAGCCATGAATATCGCAAAAGTTTACGACGCAAACGTCTATGTGAACAATGCCAGCAAGCACGGGCTGGCGTCGGAGATCACCGCCCCGACCATTACGGCCCTTATGACCGATTACAAGGCTATGGGCATGATTGGTTCGGCCGAGTTTTTCAACGGGTTCGATAAACTCGAAACGACGATCAAATGGACGTATCCGGACAACGAGGCGCAGAAAGCTTTCGGAAATTTCCTCAAGCCCGTGGACCTGATGATCCGTTCCAGCAAAGCGGAATACGACAACACGGGAATCACGGAGGAGAAGCCCATCGTGATGTACATACGCGGGTACTCCAAGACACTCCCCGGTGGCGCGTTCAAGGCCAAGGAGGACACCGAACTGGAGTCCACCGTTTCCGTCCAGTATTATAAGTTGGAAATAGACGGTGAGGAGATCGTCGAAATCGACGTAATCAATAACATCTACAAAGTCGGCGGCGAGGACTTGCTGGCTGAACGTAGGCAAAACCTTGGATTGTAATGGGACAGCAAGCACTGAATCGCAAGCCGAATTTGTCAGTTCGGCGGCGGCTCCAGCTCGACGCCAACACCGAGATCGCTGAGATTGGTATCACGGTACGCAAGCAGATGGAGCTAACCAACAACAAGAGCCTGACGGACGTCGAGCGCGGCATGCACCTGATGGCCGCCAAAATTCTCGTAAACGGTCAGCCGATCGTTTACGACGATCTGATGGACGGCTTCACTACCGAGGAGATGGATAAGATCACCGAGTTCCTTTTCCCCGACGCAAAAAAAGAGGTAGAAAGGGACATCTCAAAAAACGGATAAGGTCCGACGCTGGCGCAAGGGTGCTAATCAGACAAATCCCACATGCGGATATTGTTTTTTTAGCACACTTCACCGGCGGCGGAATAGATGGCGTTCTCGATCTGATCGTGGAAGATTATTTTGCCTACTTGGACCGCGCAGTCGAGATTTACGAAAAAGAGATCACAACACCCCGCCGGGTGGTATTATCCGGCATCGAAAAGCGATAACGACACATGGCAGCCAACACTCTGAAATTAGCGTTCATTTTGTCTGCAACGGATAAAATGAGCCGCATTATAGACGAGGCCGTCAAAAAATCGACGGACAAACTTTCTGCATTCGAGCGTACCACAAGCAAAATAGGTCGCTCAATGACGAAAGCAGGAACCGTCATGCTGGGCGCGAGCGCAGCCGTCGGAGGTAGTATTTTGGCCGTTGGAAAATCGACAGCCGATTACGCCGGTGATATGTACGATATGGCCCGGGGAGCCGGGATCGGTGTAGAGGCATTCCAAAAACTTGCGTATGCCGGTAGGATGTCAGGGGTCGAAACTGAAAAATTGTCCGCGTCGTTAGTGAAGTTCGACAGAATGGTCGCCGAAGCTACCGGCGGAAATAAGACGTACATGCAGACGTTCGAGGATCTCGGTATCAAAATCAAAGACAGTGCGGGTAATCTCCGCCAGCCGAACGAGATTTTCGAGGATGTAGCCGATATTTTTCATAATACCGAAGACGGCATCGGAAAGACCGCTTTGGCGGTTGAATTGTTCGGCAAGTCGGGTGCCGATCTGATCCCTATGCTGAACGATGGCAAGGCCGGTCTAAAAGCGTTTTACGCCGAAGCCGAGCGTTTGGGACTTGCGTTAAGTAACGAGATGATTGCCAAGGGCGACGCATTTAGCGACCAACTCGAAAATATCGGAGAGCAGGTCAAAGGCGTTAAGTTACAGTTAGGTGCAGCACTGATCCCAGCATTGTCGGCGGCAACCGAAAAAATATCAAAGGTTATCGATAAGATAACAAAATGGGTACAGGAAAATCCCGAACTGGCCGCCACAATCGGCAATATAGCGATGACCACGGGTAAATGGATCGCTATATTAGGCACGGCTGCCATTGCGATCGGTAGCGTGACGTTCATCGTCGGGCAGTTCGGTAAGGTATTCCGAATAGTGTCTGATTCCATAAAAATTGGTACCAAAATCGTCAGCGAGTACAAAAACGGCATGTTGTTGTTTCGTATGCAATATGCGTTATTCTCCGTTTGGTCGAAGATCGCCGCCGCCGGCCAGTGGGTATTTAATACATCCTTGTACGGGTGTCCAGTGGTGTGGATTGTCGCCGGTATCATGGCGATTATCGCAGCCGTGGTATTGTTGGTCAAGTACTGGGACGAGGTGGCCGCATGGTTTAAAAAGTTGTGGGACGCTATCGTCGGGATATTCAAAGCAGCGTGGGAAGCGATCAAAAAGGTGTGGAGCACTGTAACGGGCTGGTTCTCGAACTTGTGGGGCAGGATCAAGGCCGGTGCGGGGAAAGCTTGGGATGGCATCAAAAATACCATCAGCAAGGCCCGCGAGGGAGTGCAAAAGGCATGGGGATCAGTGAAAGGCTGGTTCTCTAACCTTTGGGGTAACGTCAAGAGCGGCATTTCGAACGCATGGGGAGGGATCAAAGACTGGTTCAGCAACCTGCAACCCGTCGAATGGATGCGCGGCGCGTGGGAGAATGTGGGGACGTTCTTCGAGAACCTCGGCCCCCGCTTTTATGAGTGGGGCAAAAACCTATTGCAAGGGCTTTGGAATGGAATAACCTCTATGGTCGATAAGATTGTCGAGGGAATGAAGAATATCGGCCGTAGGATTGCCAACGGCTTCAAGTCTATTCTCGGTATCAATTCCCCATCCCGTTTGTTCGCCGAATATGGTCTGAATATCACGCAGGGGCTGGTCGTTGGCCTTGATCGAGGGGGTGCAATCGTCGAAAATGCTACCGAGGGCGTGGCCATGCAAGCGACCCGTGGAATCACGCAGTCGATGCAATCCAGCACGGTGAATACCTCGACCATTGTAGGCGGCGGGAATACCGGCCCGTCCATTACCTATGCCCCGCAGATCACATTCGCCGGATCGACTACGCAGGAGGTGCGGGACGAGTTCGGAAAAATGCTGAAGCAGCATGCGAACGAGATCATGGAACTGATTCGTAAATATGAAGAAAACAAGACACGTTTGTCCTTTGCGTAATAGCTGGCACCCATGTTTGCACAACTCGGAGATCACATATTTCAAGGGCTGAAAACTCCCGTATCGACCAGCGAGGCAGATGCCGTAAAATACGGCCAAATCCCTCGTGTCAATGACAAAGACGCCATCCAGCCGACTGGTGCCGAGCTGCGGGAGTTGAGCCTGACAATCACATATTCATCAGAATTTTGTGATCCGCAGGCCGAGATATATGCGTTGAAAGCGTCGATGCACGCTTTCGAGGTGCTGCCGTACATTACCGGAGACGGGCGAATTGTCGGGAAATTCGTTATTACGAGCTTGGACATCGCCAACCAGCAGTGCGCGGCGGATGGATGGGTGGAGCTGGCAACCGTCACCGTGAATTTGCTGGAGAGTCCCGGCGAAGAGGAAGCAGCCCCGACAGGGCGGGCGCTGAGTAGTCAGAAGCCGATCGCGGTGGCGCCTGTTGCGTCGGCTCCAAGCCCCGCCACAGGTATAACCAACGACGTGTCCGCAGCCAAGGAAAAGGTTAGCGGAATGAAGCAGTCGATTGCTAAGGTGAAAAGCAGGACCACCAGCCTTAAGCGCGGGGTGCGCGAGGTCCAGCAACTGGCCGCCGATGCGCAAGGACTCTATGCGTCGGCCAAAACGAAAGTCGCGGCAACAAAGAAAATAATCGATCGCGCTGGCGACTTGCCCACATCATTGGACGAAGCGATTGCATATGCCAGCAACCTCGCAAAAATCGACAACGTGGTGGATGTGTCGGTGCTGGAGATGAATGTCGGGCAGTTGTCCGACAGCGCGGAAAAAGTAACGACCAGCGCCACGCCGGTAGCGGGGTTCGCAGGAACAAAAGAGGGAGGCAATTAAATGTCAAGTTTCAACTATACGACCGTTGAGGGAGACCGGATCGATCTGCTCGCTGCCAAGTTTTACGGCAGTATGGACGGGATCGCCATCATATCGGATGCCAACCCGCTCATACCGCTTACGGCGGTCTTCCCGCTGGGCACGGTGCTGGTGATCCCGATCGTCGAAGACAGCGATATGCACGTAAATACAGACCTGCCGCCATGGAAACGTTAGAGAAAGTCATTGCGAAAATCACCGTCAATGGTAAGAACGTAACCGCCGACGTGTCGCCCTATCTCTCCCGATTGTCGTATGCAGACAAAGAGGAGGCGGAAAGTGACGATTTGACGCTGACGTTCGAAGATACCACTGACCATTGGAAAAACGGATGGTATCCCGAGCAAGGCGACACGCTGGAGGTGTCGATCGGCACGCCCGACGCTCCGCTGGATTGTGGACTCTTTGAGATAGACGAGATCGGGCTGGAGTTCCCGCCCGATACGGTTGCAATCAAAGCTATCGGTGCCGCTATATCCAAGGCGCTGCGCTCGAAGAACAGCAAGGCGTTCGAAAAGCAGTCGTTGAAGCAGATCGCCCAATACTTTGCGACGAAGCACGGGCTGAAGCTCGTGGGCAATGTCAGCGACCTGCAAAAGATAGAAGTCGAGCGCAAGACGCAGGAGAAGCAGACAGACCTCGCATTTTTAAGCAGGCTGGCCAGAGAGTACGGGATCGTATTTTCCGTTCGTGGCGATCAACTTGTGTTTATGGACACCGAGGAACTGGAGTCTCAGCCCGTGGTGATGACCATTCACAAAAACGAATTGAGCCGGGCGTCGTTCACTGACAAAACGAGCCAAGTATTTGGCGGGGCTGTCGTGGCGACCCGCAATATGAAGACCAACAGCGTCCGGCGATGGAAGATCGAGCCGTCAGACCAAGAGGGAGGCAAGGGCACATTGTCGAAAGACACGTGGCAGGGAGACGTTACGGTAGAGAACGAGACGCAGGCCCAAGCCAAGGCCAAGGGTGCGTTGAAAGAAAAAAACAAGGACAAAATAACGGGGAGCATCACCGTTGCGGGGAATGTCAAGCTGGTAGCGGGGATCAATATCGAGCTGACTGGCATCGGCAAGTTTTCCGGAAAGTGGCATGTGGTATCGTCGGCTCATGACCTCGATAATTCAAGCGGGTACGTAACCACGGCGACAATTAGAAAAATAGAGGTATAGGTATGTTTCGGCTGGGTATAATATCAGAGATCGGCGAGGGTGAGAACCTGGGCTATGCGCGTGTTTCGTTCGACGAGAACGAGATCGTTTCCGGCTGGCTGGCCATCCCGTCTATGGCTACCTACAAAACGAAGCACTGGATACCGGTCGAGGTAAATGCGCAAGTGCTGTGTTCAATGGACGAGAATTGCGAGCAGGGCGCCATTGTATTGGTACTTTGGAGCGATACGGACACACCACCCGACTGGGCTGGACCTGACACTATGGGCGTAAAATACGCTGACGGCGCCGAGGTGTTCTATGATGCCAAGGCGCATAAGTTGAGCGTGAACGCACCGGATTCCGAGCTGTCGATCGCGTGCAAAAAATTGAACGTCGAGGGTGAGGTGAACATCACGGGCGACACCACTGTTACCGGGGAGATCACCGCCAGCGTTGAAGTTACCGCCGGAACGCAGAAAATAAAATTAACAACACACAAGCACCCGACCAGTACAGGCGTGTCGGGACCGCCAACACCATAAGCGTATGCCCGTACAGAAATCAGCATTGAAAGCGGCGATCAAGGCCGCCATGCTCGCCGAACGAGACAAAACAGATAACCCCGAGGCGTCCGCCGATCGTATCGCCGAGTCCATCACGAACGCGGTGGCTGCCGCGATCGTCGAGGGGGTAAATACCGCCGTGATCACGCTGGCGAATACCGCCGGCCCAGTAACGGGAACCATAACCGCAAGCGCCGTATGATTGCACCGAACGACACACGAAACTGGCAGGTCAGCATGGACGATCCGGCGGCGATCGTCGAGGGGGTGGATGATATTGTACAGTCCATCAATATCATCCTGACGACCATCCCGGGCAGCGATCCATTGCGCCCGGAGTTCGGCAGCAACGTGTACCAATATTTAGATAAACCCCTGCCATCGGTGTTGGGAAAAATCATCTACGAAGCGACCACGGCCATCGGCCGGTGGGAAAAGCGCCTCGATGTAACCCGCATTTCCGCGAGCCGTAACGATGCCGCCCACACAGTTTTTAAGATCGAGGGCACGGTGGTAGGATCGGCAGAACAGATAACGATAACAACGATCATATAATGGCTATTGACAACAATATCCCAACATTCGTGGAACGTGATCCCGCCGTAATCATGGCGGAGAGCAAGGCAAAGCTGGAGGAGCTGTTGGGGCGTGAATTGCAACCTGCCCAAGTCGAGCAGTTGATCCTCAATTTCGTGGTGTTCCGCGAAACGCTACTTGTGAACCGCTTTAATGCGGGTATGCGGCAAATGCTCTACCAGTTCAGCACCGCGCCAATCCTCGATTACATCGCGGGTTTGGTGGCCGTCGAGCGTTTGCCGGCGGCCAGTGCTGGGTGTACCGTCCGCTTCACTCTTGTTGCAGGGCACGGCTCCGTTTTGATTCCCGAGGGAACCCGCGTATCGAGCAGCGACGGTTTGGCGATATTCCGCACGATCGACGACGCCATAATCGCCCCCGCCACTATGACCGTAGAACTGTCCGTTTTGGCCGACGTTGCGGGCAAGGTGGGGAATGGTTATGCCGTCGGTACGATTAACAAAATACTGGACCCGCTGGCGTTCGTATCGACGGTAGAAAATATCGACGTCACGGGCGGAGGTTCCGATGTGGAGAGCGACGCGCAGCTCCGTGAGCGCATCAAACTGGCGCCATCGCAATATTCATCGGCAGGATCTCGGTCGAGTTACAAGTTTTACGCGAAAAGTGCCAACGCCATGATTACCGACGTGTCCGTGTCTTCGCCGGTACCCGGTAGTGTGTTGATCGTTCCACTGACGAATGAAGAGGAAACGCCCGCGCAGGTGATTACGGATGTGTACAACGTGTGCAACGCTGAGAATGTGCGGCCGCTCACGGACACGGTAATCGTATCGGCGCCGGAGCGCGAGGATTATGCGCTCATGGTGGACGTGGTGCTGTACGACGGCGCCGATGCCGCGACCGAGCGGGCAAGTATCACCAGCGCCTTGGAAGATTTTGCCAAGGAGAAGCGGGCAAAGCTCGGTTTGGACATCATACGGTCGCACATTGCCCAAGCGTGCCGGTTGTCCAGCGTGTACGACGTTACGGTCGTCGCGCCGGCCGCAAACCTGATCATATCGGACGAACAATTTCCAAATTGCACGGGAATAACCGTGAACGTAACAGGATTTAGCCGTGGATGACAAAAACGTCATAGCAAGCGCGATCAGCGACAACGAACTGGCACGGGCCTTTTCGGAAATGGTGGCCGACCGATGGGACAACTGGGACCTATCGGAGTTCCTGCCGTACTTGGTGGACACGGTAGCCCCGAGCGCCTTGCCGTATCTTGCCGACCAGTTCGACATCGACGGGTTGCAAGGATTCGGAATGGCAGAGACCGAACAGCAACAGCGGGACATCATTAAGAAGTCCATCGCGCTGCACAAGTTTATCGGTACGCCGTGGGCTATTCGCGAAGCGTGCCGCACGGTGGGGTTCCCGATCGTCATTTTGGAGGAGGGCGTAACGGCTCTGCCCGGCGGCCCTGAAAGCCCCGAAGACTGGGCGCGGTTCCGCGTATTCGTTGAGGCGGATGATAGCCGCCACATCACCGCCGAGGAGAGCCGAAAAATACACCTGTTCGTCGAGTTCTATAAAAATGAGCGGTCGCACCTGGTCGAAGTAGGCTATTATCAGAGAATCGAGGCCAGCGAAATAGTCTTCAACACCAACGACTGGCTGAATGTTGAAGTTACCACCCGCCGACGTGCATTCTCGGCGGGGTTTAATCGTGGATTCAAATAAAAAGGCAAGAATATGGCAAAAAAAGAGGACTTAAAGGGGCTGCTTGAGCAGTATTTCCCGAACAACGACACGGGCGAGATCACCGAGCCGAAGATCAGAGAGTTTTTGGGCAAGGTGATAGACTTGATCCCCGAGATCGCCGGTGGTGATCTCGCCGGTACGTACCCGAGTCCGACGGTTGGCGCGAAAAAGATTACCGCTGCAAATATAGCCGATAAAACTATTACAGCGTCCCAAATCGCAGAGGAATCATTGAACGATGAGAGCATTTTCGCCGACGAAATAATCACCGGTCGGGTCATACAGAAAAATGCAATAACTGCGGAGCTACTTGAAAGGACTTTAGCGCCGTGTGTTGTGGAAGGTATTAAAAATATCAGCATATCCAACATTCTCACAATTCCGATAACTGATCTTTTTACATATAATACCGCAAATGGAAAATGGCAATCAACGATAGTTAATATTACGAATGCAACATCGTCAGGTAATAATGCAGACCTGGAAATAAATTGCGGCGACATCGGTATCGACAAAGTAAAATTCAGCCAAATGCCTGCGATAATTCCTGTTATAATTATATCGGATGGCGATATTATTACTGTTAATGTATCAGTAAAAAGTGAGTTTAAAGGTCATAGTTATAAATCCGACAATATAATCCTTGTCTCACAAGGTGGATATGTAAGCCTTATGTTGGCTAAAACGAATATTGGATATTTTGTAATAGGGTCAAACAATCGTACAGATTTCTAATTATGAAGCAGATCGTAAAACCAATAGACGGCGTCCTGCATTTGATCGCCTACGACCAGCAGGGACGTGAGTTGTGGAGCCTGCAACAAAGCAACCAAATCGTAAACGGGGCCTATGAGATCGCCGCCGAGGCGCTGGCAGGATTGCCAAATGCGGCCATTTCAAAGGTCGCGGCGGGAACGAACGGAACCGCGCCGACCGAGAACGACACGTCGATAACCGACCCCACTATCGTCGATGTGCAGACGGTCGAGTACCCCGCGCCCGACACCGTGCGCTTCAACTTCACCTTTGGCTACATGGACGCCGCCGGAAAGTCGATCGCCGAATTTGGGCTGCTGACAACCGATGGCCGTTTGTTCGCCCGCAAGGTTCGGCAGCCGATCGAGAAAACCGAATACATGACCATCAAAGGTTCGTGGGAGATCAGCGGCGCCGGTATGGCAAAAACCCCAACGGAAGCCCCGAAATACCCCATCACGCTCACCATTGACAACTATAAAACCGGCGACGTTGAGGATAAAGGTAAGTGGCCGATAATATCGCTTTACGGCGTGGGCGACGCGGATAATGTTGCCGACTATAAAATTTATCTTTTCCGCCGGACAAAAGGGCGGTACAAGTTTGCGAGCGGTCCTACTGGATCGACGCGTAAAATATCCAAGACCTGGAGGCATCCCAAGCATGGGGTATCTATCGGGCAGGCAGATTTTGCCCTTGAATTTGGAAACGAATCGCTCGACAAAGCGATAACTGAGTTTGGCATAGAAAAATTCAAGGAATCGACATTAATCTACAATAACTCCCGAGCAAGTTTTGGGCACATTGTAGGCTGGATGTTTTGGTACGACTCGGGCCTGGAAACCACCCGGCTTTGCTTGGGCTTAACCTACAAGATCGAAAAGGCAGATTTTGACAAACCTGACAGCCCTAACCCGGATTATAAAAATTTTATGATAAAAAACATCGGATTTGCGGCATTCAAAAATGGGATTCAGGTGAGTGAGATCAAGGAATTTAAGGTAGTATGTAGTGCATCCTACGGGAAATTGGAATATGCTGTTTTAACTGACTAATAGCCGTTATGCCCTGGATTTGACCGTTCGGTTTTTGCCAACGGTTTGACGAGTCGGTTTTTGCCACTTGGACGATCCAGCGGTCTTTTTTTACTGCTGGCGATATGATCGCAATACCGCCGTTTTTTAGAGAACAATAAACTATTATGCCCTGGATTTGACCGTTCGGTCTTTGCCAACGGTTTGACGAGTCGGTTTTTGCCATTCGGACGATCCAGCGGTCTTATCGGAATAAAATATAACGACAAATATGGATTGGACGACAATCATCAGTGCGGCGATCGCCGCAATCAGCGCGGGCGGTGGCATAGGTATTTTTTTCGACCGCAAGCACAAGAAACGGGCGGCCGAGTTAGCCAATGAGTCCACCGTATCGTCGCAGTGGAAAGAACTGTTCGAGCGATCGGAAAAGAAAGTGGATGCCCAAAGTGACAAAATCGAGGGGCTTTATAAAACGATCGGCAACATGCGCTCTCAACTCGACGGGCTGGCATCGCAAAAGGCCGTGCTTACTCTGTACAAGTGCTGTAAAGTAAATTGTCCCGATCGGGAGCCGCCTTTCGGATCACAAGAGAAAACACATAATAAAAACCACGAACAACAATGAACAACAAACAAATCGAATTTGTCAAAAAAGTGTACCCGGCAGCGGAACGACTGGCCAAGGCCGGCGGCGTCAGCCCCCTATTCGTAACCGCGCAGGCGGCGCTGGAAACGGGCTGGGAAATCCGAGGGATCGGTAACAACATTTTTGGGATCACAAAAGGAAGCTGGACCGGCGACGTGTCGCTGGAGCTGACAACCGAGTATTTCAAGACCCCGACTGTGGCGTTCAAGGCTCCCGAGCGGGTTGTGTCGGTCGAGCAAGTTGCGCCCGATCGGTACAAATATCGCGTGTATCGCCTTTTCCGTGTATACCCGACCGTGGACGCGTGCCTCGACGATCACTTGGCGCTGCTGAAGAAACCGATGTACGCCGATGCGTGGCCCTACCGGGGTGATGCCAAGGAGTACGCCCGCCGCCTGGTGGACAACACGGGCGCAAAATACGCCACGGCGCCGAATTACGCCGCTATTATGGCCTCGGTGATCGACACCGTGGCAAACATCGTAAAATCACTTTAGCCATGAGAAAAATCTATTACAACAACCTGTTGGCCCGCCTGCTGTTATGGCGGAAAGATTACGAAACAGCTATGATTTTCGGTTTCATCTGCACGAAGCGCAAACAGGCGCAGCCGTTGAGTTCAAAAGCAGTGAACCACGAGGCCATCCACGTCGAGCAGTATATGGAGGTTACGGCCGTCGCACTGCTTGCCGCCTTGATGCTCTCTTTGGCGTTCGGGTGGGGCGGTTGGCCATTCGTCGTGGCGCTCCTGCTCTACTACATCATCTATTTTGTTGAGGCGGGGATTTCGTGGGTGTACAACACCGTGCGGCGGAAGCTCTCCGCGACCGCAGCGGCGGACACGGCCTATTACGCATCCATGTTCGAGATGGAGGCGCACGCCAACGAGGGAGATAACCAGTATATTCGCGGCCGCAAATCGTTCAACTGGATCCGTTATTTCGGGAAAGTATGAAAAAGTATCTGATCGTGGCGCTGGTAGCGCTGTCCGTGATTACGGCATTTGGCTTCCTGATCCATCAAAACAAAAAATTGCGGCGGGAGCGGGACGCATACCACAACAACACCGAGGTACTGCTGAGCGAGGTGGAACGTTATCAAACCAAAAGCGGCGAGCAGGCCGTTAGAGTCGGCGAATTGCAGCTGCGGGTGGCGGAGTTGGAGCGGTACCGCGCCGACGATGCCGCGTTAATCCGCGACATGGGCGTTAAGAAAAAGGAGTTGGAGCAACTGACCAAGATACAGCAGCAGACCATTTACAAGTTGCAGGGCAAGGCCCGCGATACCGTTTTTGTCGAGGTCACACCCGACAGGGCCGCCGAGGTTCCGGCAAGGTGCGCCGAGCATCACGACGAATGGCTCGATTTCTCGTGCTGCATTTTCCCCGATAATAGCTACAAGGCCGACGTCATAAGCCGCGACCGGATTACCTACGTGGAGCGCGTCAAATATGCGCGGTTCCTCGGATTCCTTTGGCGAACGAAGCGTGTCAAGTCGCGCGACCAATCCATCATAAACCACAATCCGCACGCTGAAATTATCGACGCAGAGTTTATAACTATCAGAAAATAGCGGCTTGCAATCGTTATAAATCGCTATTTTGTTTGTCCATTGTTTGTCCAAAAAGAATAATCCAACACGGGCTCTTTTACAAAAAACCGCCTCAAACATTAGTTTGAGGCGGTTTTTGTTTGGTGGAGAATACGAGGCTCGAACTCGTGACCTCTTGCATGCCATGCAAGCGCTCTAGCCAACTGAGCTAATCCCCCGTTAACGGGACAAATATAGTGAAATTTTCCAAATCCTCGAAAAACAGAGTCGATTTCCCTGAAAAATTCGCTCCGACAGTCCGCTCCTCGCAGAAAAAACATATCCCCAAAGAGGCAACGCCAGTCTGTATGGCAATGTTTTTGCTCTGAATTACAACGATATGAAATTCAATCATAAACCGGTCCGGCATTTTCTGCATGCCGACAAAAAACGATAGGAT